CCTATAAAGTGATTCATTAATATCTTCCTCAGCAAAAATCTGATCTTCAGGTGATTTTGCTTGATTCATATACTCCTGATAGAACTTTGCAGGAGTTCCACTATCAATATAAAATTGCTTACGTTCTTCTAATTTTGATAATGGCCAACGAGACGGCCAAATAGGTTTGCCATCTTCAATTGCTTTTTGTGTATAAACTTCCCATGAGTACGATTCCCCAGTCTTTTCAGCATCTCTTGCCCCCATGACTAACCCATTTAAGAATGAATCCCAATGGACGATAGTGCCATTACACCACAAGAATCCATTCTTATCAAAATCAATTGCTGGGAAAACAGCTGCAGTTACCCAGTTTTTAATTTGCTGTCTAGCCTCTGGAGTCTTTGTATTTAGTTCAGATTCAAAATCATCAAGCACCATTCCAGTGAATCGTGTTGATAATTGTTTTTTACCTCTAAGTCGCTGATTAGCTCCCTTTGCTATCATCCTACAGCCATTTGATAAAGTAAACTCGGCTTTTGTCCATTTGTTCCCTTGCATGTCTCCAAAATAGTAATGTATTGCAGGATTGAGTTCTATATGGTTCATAACCCAAGATAAATTGTCAATTGCTTGATCTTGTGCCTCACCAATCCATGCTATAAATTCTGGTCTATCTTGAGTGGCAAATAAGAAACGATGAAGAATAGCAGTTGATGCTAATGTTGATTTAGCGTGGTCACGTGGCAAGACAAGTCCAATTTGTTGTTTTGTCTTGTCTAAAAGCAACTTCCCTACCTCTACGTGGAAATCAGGTGTCGCAGAAGCAAGGAAGTCCTGAGGAGAGAAAAGTTTTCCAAAAGTAATAAGATTAGTATGAGCAGCAACTAAGGCTTCTTCATTCTTTGATACATCTCCATTTAAGTTTAAATTAGCCAATTAATGCCTTGCTATTTCAACAGCCATTGAAACATAGGCATGAACCAATTGCATTATATAATTAACATCACGTAATATTAAAAATAATATTATTATGATTAAAATCATCCATGCTATTGATATTAGTTTACTTATGTCTATTTTCATAAATTATGTGTTCACAAACATCTTCTTCACAATCATAGTCATCTTTATGTCCAAAATGAAAATGATCTACTTCACAGTACTTTGGGCAAAAATCATACCCAGATACTCTAACCATCAACGTATCCCCACCTCCAAGTGCCTGTGGCTTTGGTTTTACCCTGTCTGTCTCCCAGGCAATGAATCCAGCCATTAAAATCATGAATAGTGTCTGCGTTAGCACTATTTCTTACCATAAACGAAAACCCCAATATTTAGACAACCGATTATAAAAACGAACCATGTTCCACCCATATGCCACATGTAGAGATTAAAAAGCCCCACAAATAGATTCAATAGGCGTAACTTGTCCCTTTTTGTCACTTTAATTCAAAATGTACCAGGTCATCAAAGTTATTATCTGATAAATCATTATCTCCATCCCAGTCGCCACCCCAACGAATTGGGATGTTCAACCTCCAAGCTACACCTTTAACGAAACCAGCAAAATAACTGAACCGCTCTCTGTCTTCCCAATCAATTGGATATGGTGCAACATCAACAGCTATTGATGGTTTTTTGTTATGCTTACCTTTTGGCCACCTTAATTGTGAATTACCTTCAGCGTAAGCCTTATTTTGGTCTTTTTCACCTCTATGCCCCACCAATATTGAACAATCAAATGCTTTTACTACCTCATTAAAAAGCAATTGCAACTTTTCATCGCAAGTTTTTAGGCGTTTACGAGATGATCTTCCAAATTTTGCCATTATGCATCTCCTCTTTGTCCATCTTTTCCCATGAACTTTGTTAAATGGTTATCAGTATCAAATTCAGACTCACAATGAGGGCAAAGCCAACCAATAACTTCGTCATAATCACCAAGTAAGCCCACTCTTTGAGTATAGGTGTCATCTAAGTACAAATCTTCCTTGCAAATTGGACAAGGATCAACAATTTCACTCTTCTGAGTCTTTTTCGACATGTGCGATGAGCTCTGGCTCTCCATGTTTTTTAACTCCTTCCAGCTGCTCAGGTGAAAAACCAACCCAAGCTGTGACTTGTTCTGTCTTTTTGTCTTCAGTATCGAATAAACCTAACATTTTAGCTAAACTATCAAGAGCTTTAAGCTTATGGGTGTCATTTTCAGCCATATCAGCAATTGTCTTGTATCTTTCGACAACATACTCTGGAGTAGCATCATGTTCTTTGAGTACTGCAAGAATCTCTTTTCTAACCATTTTTTGAATTGTCTCCGTTTTTAGAAGTTTTTCTGTTCTCCTCTTTATGTAATTCTCATTTTTAGCATCAGGGTACGCCATTTTGTATGCATCAAGGATTTTTACACCACTAGCCACATATCTAGCAAATAACAGTTCTTTGGAATTCCGCCCACGTTTATTGAATTCTTGTTGGCTAATGTTCTTTCCAGAGAATGTGTATATGTTTTCAGCTATACCATCATCACCCAGCATTTCTTTATTCATGTCCTCAGCAAGGAATGTTCCGCAAACAGTGCGGACACAGGAAAAAGTCTTACTTCCTCTTTTTAATTTAGATTTTTTTAGGATTTGACACACAAAACCATCATCAGTAAATACCCACTCACCCTCATCACCATGTCTCCAGTTATGACGGACAGGTATACTTGGATGGTGAACAGCGAATTCTCCTTTGTTATCAAATAGATAGTGCTTTGTGTTTTTTATTTCTTTGAAATCCATGGTAAAATATACGTCAGTTTTTTAAATTTTACAAATTTCCTGCTTTATATAATATATAGTATATAATATATAATATATAATAAAGTTCCTTTAATACAGTTTATATTGCTGAACAGTGTGCAAGAGATCACAAAAGTTGAAAAAAATGTCCGTTTTCAAAAAAATTGGATTAGAATGAGTGCAGTCCTTTCTTTATCCGCATACACCCCCAAACCTTTCCCTCTAGGGTTACGAATTTAGTTGAAATTTTCGTTTAATTATAATATTAGTTGCTTTTTGCGTGTAATTTGATGAAAGGAAACAAAAAACCGCCCATTTAGGCGGTTTAATGTTTTAGTGTGTTAATGTGTCAATGTGATTGAATGCGAGGCTTTAAATACCTTATGCATACGCAAACAATATAATGCGTATTAATACCCACTTACATCACAAGTTATCATTATCAATAATACATAGAGCGTTATCTTCATTTAGCATTAAATCACCTAATGCACCATCATTCATTTCATATTTATCAAGCATAAAAAACCATACTTTATTTTGGTTTGGGTTATGCTCAAAAAACTCATCCGCTTCCTTTTTATATTCCTTTGGTATTCTATCTTGATGCAACTTGATAGCCTTATGATTTAACTCATGCTTTAACTCTTTGTTTTCGGTTTCTTTTAATTCATTCGCAAGTTTCCAATCATCAATCTCATTATCTTTCTTTTTTATTATCTCTTTATTTTTATCCGCTAGCCATTTATTATCTTTATTCAATGACTTGATGTCATCCTCTTGGTCTACAACCGCAAGTTTTAACTCTTTAACTTGTTGTTTTAACTTTATATTTTCCTCTTTTATTTCGGCTTTCTTTACGTATGCATCCGCTAAAAATACTTGCTTTTCCGCTTTTATTCTTTTTAACTCTTTTATTTCATCTTTTAGTTTATCAATACATTCAACATAATCAACGTGACCATCTTCCGCAATGCTTAACTCGTTTCTTAATACATCGATAACATCCCATAAATATCTATTGTTTTCTACTTTCTTTATTGATTGAAATTTCATTATTAATCATCCTTTCTATTTATAAAATTAATAAACCTTGAAGAATCAAAGTTTGAATTGTCTTGTCTAAATATTACAATTAAATCATTTATTAAACTTGATTTACTAACACAATCGGAGCATTGTTCGTTGTCACGTATAGCATTAGCAAACTTTATAAAATGCTTTCTTGTCATCATAATTACACCTCCTCGTTTATAGTTTCTAAATATTCGTCTAAATCTCTTCGTTCACTTATTACATCATTTAAATTAATCTCTTCACCATCTACAATTATAAACATATCATCATCGTCATTTATTGTAAATTGATAGTTGTTTAATGTTTCTAAGTAATTAATATTATTGAGTTTCATTTTATTCCTTTCATTTAATTAATTGGTTAATCAAATATATAACATATTGTTAATATAAAAATACATTTATTTTTTAATTATAAATAATACTTGCATATGATATTTATTTAATGTATTATTACTCGTTCGCTTTTTGACAAAGAGAGATTATTAAGGGAAAGTAGTTAGGAAAGATATGCTCTTAATAATGGATAAAATCACTCATAATAATAAAGTAAAGGAAAGAAAATAATGAAAGATTATAGTAAATTACTTGGTTTTGAGAAGAAAGCATCTTCAAGGGGTATAAGAACAAATTTAACTCTTGAAGGTAAAATCACAAAACGTCTTGGGGAAGTTATAAGGGAAACATTAACAAGTGAATTTTCCGAGTATTTCCACGAAATTGATTCAACTACAATGATGAAACAGGACAAAGATGGTAACTTACAAGATATTACTGATGATAGTGGATATAGAGTTTTAATCCCACTAAATGAAAAAGTAACTCTTCGTAATGGTAAAAACAAAGAAGTTTTAGCCAATGCGGTTCGTGTAGGTGATCCACAAGTTTATCTCAAAGGTATTAAGCATTGGGTTTGTGAGTACATTAAATTAAATGGTAAAACTCATACATTCAAAGATGGTAAACTAACTCAAACAAAGTAATATTAGCCAAGTAGTACAATAAACCAACAAGCCCCTACTGATACAAATCGGTAGGGGTTTTTTGTTAATAAAATTTTATTATTATTAAACCACAAAGGAAAGGAAAAGAGATGAGTAACTCAATGTTTGCTGAATTTCATAGTTCAGATGAATACAAAGAAGCATACAAGTCAGTAATGGATAATACCATTAAAGATAAACAATTTGAACTTGTAGTGTTTATTGAAAGATTGAGAGCAACATTAATAACTGAAAGGAAAGGAGAGTGATATGCCTGCTTCACCAATAGGAGTAAAATTAAAAGATTATCCAATCAGATGGAAATGGAAACAGAAGGTAATAATACCTGATGAAAATACAAGTACATTCTTTAAAATATGGTATGAAGAAAAAGGTGGTGCTGAAAAGAATGACTGGTATGCTTGGTTAATGTGGTGTCCATTTGATGAGCATGGAGTTGATAACTGGGGACACGTAGAAGAACTGACAAGGGAATCAATAGATATATTAAATACTATTGAAATGGTATTTGATATCAGTTTTCATGACAAAGTAATGGAAGAACTACCATCTGAGTGATGGAGGAAGAGCAGGGGGTTAACAGATGAAATGCATTTGCTAGGTTTGTTAGCCCTCTGCATTTATTTAACTAAAAAGGAAAGGAAAGGCAATGGAAAGTAACTGTAATGCTAAAAGAATATCAAATGAAAGGATAACAAATGGAAAATAAATACATCAATCTGCCAATATCAAATGATATGCAGGTACAAGTTAAAGTAGAACATGAGGGCATTGTTGTAGATGTCTTTAAACAGGAAGAAATAATAGCAACAACATATAAGTTTTTTCATGAATTAGGAATAAATGTAAAGGAGATGACAGATGAAACTATTAACTAAAGAAGTAATAAAGAAAGCAACAAAACAATATACCAAAGGCTCTGACATGGATGAGCAGATGGTAGTAGCCAAGTTCTTTGATGCTTGGGGTGACTGGAAATGGTATCTAATGAATATGAAGGATGAAACTGGTGACTATGCTTGGGGTATAGTTAAAGGTTTTGATGTAGAGATAGGTTCATTCAGTTTAACAGAACTTAAACAGGTTCTTGGACTAAGACTTGAACGTGATATGTATTTTGAGCCAATGAAGGCATCTGATGTATTTAATAAACTAAACAAAGGGGAGCATGTGTAATGATAATAGATAACCCAAATCATATAGAACTGTATAGAATGATGGTACAACGTCAAGCACTTAAACTACAGATGAAAGGAATAAAGACAAGAGGTAGGTCTGCTTATTCTTTGATTAAAGAGCAGTATGGTCTTAAAGGTAATATTGCTAAAGTGTATGAGCAGTTCACTATAATAATAGAAAAAGCCAAACAAATAGAAAGGATGTTTTAAAATGAATATAAAAGATAAGATGTTTAAGATATTAAAAGATACAAGAGATTGGTATGCAGAAGACCCAAAAGGAAGAAGGTCTTTAGATAAAGATGGGAACTGCCTATTTACTTGGGGAAAAAATCACTGCGCAGTTGGTAGATATTTAAAATCAAAATATCAAATTGAGAACTGGCGTGATAACAATGAATCTGTTAATGAATTAACTGATGACAGTTTAGAAGAAGGTTGTTATAATATAGACTGGGCTCTACGTGATGAGGTTCATGGACTTGACCCAGACTTTTGGACACATATCCAAGAATTCCATGACACCAGACATTACTGGCATACTAAAACTGAAAACTGGGACAATGAAACTGATAAAGGATTATCTTTTCATGGTAAAGATAAATATTATGAAATTCTAAGTAACATAACAGATGGTAAATATGATGAATGAAGAATATAAGTTTCATTGTAATGGCTGTCAAAAACCTGATAAAGACTTTCCAAATAGGTTTCAAGACTATGAGGTAGGTAAAGAAATACATAACTGTCCACCTGTTACTGAACACAGGTGGGCAAGAAGGGATATATATGCTATCTATACAGGGCTATATTGTGATGATTGCTATAATAGTGGAGATTCTGATAAATATCCATACAGAAAAGATAGCTATGCTAAAGACTTGGAATTTGGAGAACATATATATCCAGAAGAAGAGAGGTATTAAATATGGGTAAGATGAAAAGACTATGGGAGTGGTTTCAAGAAAATGAAAATAAAATAAACAAGAAAGGGGATGATGGATTTAATAATATATATGATATTTATCTTCATAATAGCAAACATAATAATGGAAATAAGAAAGGGGTAAAATGATACAGTTTGAATACAATAATACAATGAAGAGATATGATGTTAAAGTACCATATAATCTTGCTGAAGAAAAACAAGAAATGGTAGTAGTTGCATCAATATCTGAACAAAGTAAACTAAACTTACTCAGAGAATTGTCAATACCATTAGTTAGACAAATATTACTTAATTGGGATGAATATGAACATCAGATGTCAAGAGAGTTTGATGATTTGTTTGAAGAGAAAGGAGAAAAATAATGGGATTTGATTTATATGGAATGAAACCAGAAGCAAATACACCTGAACCTGAATGGACTAAAGGTGACCCTTATATTTCAACTGATATAGAGGGTATAATGCAAGTTGACCCACAGGTAAAAGAAGAATATGATGACTATATAAAAGAAAAAATAAAATGGCAGGAAGTAAATGGTGGTGCATACTTTAGAAGTAATGTATGGTACTGGAGACCTTTATGGGAATTTGTTTGCACAGTTTGTAATAATGTACTTACATATGATGATTATAAAAAAGGTAATTGGAATGATGGTCATAAAATAAGTAAAACAAAAACTAAACGAATAGCAAGCAGATTAAGAGTATTATTAAACAATGGTACAGTTAATTCTTATGAAAGATTTCATAAAGAGTGTAAAGATGAGCTTGATGACAAAAACTGGGACAAAAGCTACCCATTTAGCGTAGAGCACGTCAAAGAATTTGAAAGGTTCTGTGAGAAATCTGGAGGCTTTGAAATACATTAAATAACTAATAATTAAGGGGGTGGGCTTGTAGGCTGGTTACCTACTGCAAGTGTTTTGTATTTCCTTGCACCTTTCTACCCACCCTCTTTTAACTGAAAGGAGAAAAATAATGATTGTCTATAAAGTAACAAACTGTGTAAATAATAAAGTTTATATTTGTGTGTCTGGTTACTCAATAAACCATGCTAAATCTTGTAAGATTTCTGAAGCGATGTCAAAACCAAGAAAAATGAAACTAAAAGATGCCTACACTGGAAAATCACCATTCAGTAAAGCAATACTTAGATATGGAGAGCATAATTTTAAATTTGAGCTACTACATAGTCGTGTATCAAAGAAAAGGGCTTATGATTTAAAAAAGAAATATATCAAAGAGTATGATGCTATGAATCCTAAATATGGATATAATTGTACAACTGGGGGATTGGAATCATTTAAAAATGCAAACCATGTTATTGATAGATTAACTGTGGCACATACAGGAAAAAAACAGCCTGATTCTTATGTAAAACTTATGAAAGCAAGGGTGGGAGAGTTAAATCCTTGTTTTGGAATTAAGCATTCAAAACAATCACGAGAGAATATGAGGAAGGGACAACTAAACTCCAACTATGTCCAATCAGAGGAAACTAAAAAAAGAAAAAGTGAAACAATGAAAAGAAGATGGCAAGAGCCAGAGGTTATTAAAAAGATGGCAAAACGTAAAAGGGGAGAGGTAACAGAGGAAACTCGTAAAAAGTTAAGCAAAGCAAGTAGTGGTAAAAATAATGCTATGTATGGTAAAACAGGAGCATTGAATCCTAATTATGGCAAATCAACCCCTCAGTGGCATAAAGATATAATTTCTAAGAAAAACAAAGAACATGCAAAAAAGAGAAGAGAGCTTTTAATAAAGAAATATAGCCAAAGAACAGAAAAAAAATGTACGCAGTGCGGTAAGGTTAAATCTGTAAATGATTTTTATAAAAGCTATAACAATGGCATTGATCCTATTACAGCAAGATGTAAACCTTGTGAAAAAATTAGGACGAGAGAAAAATATTATAGATTGCGATCACCAAATAAAGTTAAAAATCGTTATGGCAAGTTAATTAAAGACATTATAAAGGAGAATAAGTGAAAATAATAACTAAAGATACTGCTAGAAAATATATATATGAAAGTAGTGGGAAAATATTTGCTGCTGTATTTACAAAGAAAAATGGAGAGAAAAGAAAGATGGTATGCAGACAAGGTGTAGCTAAATATGTTACAGGAAAAGGACTAAAGTTTAAGCCAGAAGAAAGAAATCTCATTGGTGTATTTGATATGCATAAGAAAGCATACAGATTTATCAATGTAAAGACACTACAGTCTCTTAAAGTGAAAGGCAAAGAATACAAAGTTACTTGAGACAATAGTGAGACAAAAGTGATACTCTCTTCGATATAAAAAAATATTTAATATATTTATAAAAATATTTAGGTGGTATCAAATAATGTAATGTAAATTTTAACATCATCAAAAATGAGATTATAGGAGACTTATGAGAGAAAATAATAATGAAAGGGAATTTTCACATTTCCAATTCAAAGTACCGCACAAACTATGGAATAAATTCAAAATAAAGTCCATTAAAGACAATAGCCCTACGTATAGAGAGAAACTTATCGAATTGATAGAAAACTACGTAGGATAAGCTATGTTTGAGGAAATTTATCAAGAATATTTATTACATAAAAACGAAGAAAACAGAAAAAAAAGATATGATGGTAAGGAAAGCTGGTATCATGCAAGTGGAGCAGGATTCTGTTCTCGCAAACTTTATTATCAATCTGTAGAAAAAGCAAAGCCTACAAATCCTTCAAAAAAAGCAAATATGAGAATCATGAGAATGGGAACTTTGATTCATAAAGATTTTGAGGAAGCTTTAATATATTATAATAATATAAATAATAATAATATAAATAAAGAATACTTTAATACAGTTAATATCGCTGAACAGAGTGCAAAGGAATTTGCGGTGGAAAGGATTGAAAATATAGTAACCGAAGAAGAAATCAAACTACCTGAGTTCAATGTTAGAGGTTTTTATGATGTACTTTTGCAAACTTCTTCGGCAGACAATCAGAAGGCTAACAGGCTATATGATGTAAAAACAATATCTAATTGGGGATTCAGACAGAAATTTAAACCAACAAAAGGATTTTCATCAGAAAATAGAAATCATTTCTTGCAAATTGGGACTTATGGGTTAGCAGTTAAAGAGAAATATGGCTCACTAGACAGCATGGGAATTATTTATTATAACAAAGATAATTCTTCAATGCATTCTCAGAGCGTTCCAATGAAATATTTGGACACAGCAAGAAGATATTGGTTTTCTATTAAAGAAGAGCATGATAAAGGATTACCACCTTTTCAGCTTGGAGTATCACCAGCTTATTTCTGGTGCTGTGAAAAGTATTGTGAGTTTAAAGATCACTGCAATCCACCTAACTTTAAAAGAAATAAGGAGATAAGATGAGTAAACTAAATGATTTTATGTTGCAATTTGGCGCAGATAAATTCATGCATTTTGCAGGTGGTGCATGTGTAATGGCTATCACTAACAGTTGGATAATGCTTGGAATAGTGGCGATAGGTAAGGAAATTTACGATTACAAGGATTATGGGCTATTTAGTAAGGCTGACGTAATTGCTACTGTTTTAGGTGGGCTATTTGCCTATTTTGCAGCAATTTGTTGGAAACTATTACCATTCACATTAGTTTAAGGAGATTTAATGAGAGACTTACCATTAATGTATGGCAGTGGATCAAGGCTAATGATCATTAATATTTATAAAGAGCAGTTAAGTAAGTTTGAGAAAATAGGGTTAGGTAATTATACTGAGCATAATACTTTAATAACAGAAAAGTTAATTAAAACTACTGAAAAGCGTTTAGCTCAACTATCTACTGCCTATGAGGCATCTTTAACGCCAGCTGCTGAACTTTGGAGAAGAAAAAGAGATGAAGGAGAGATGTATGACAGATAAAACAAACTACTTTGTAGAATTAGATAGAGTAGACGTAACAAAACACATAGAAAAGAAAGGTAGATTTAGCTACCTTAGTTGGACATTTGCAGTTAGAGAATTAAAAACATTACATCCAACTGCTACTTGGACAATACATGAATGGGAAGGTGTTCCGTTCATTAAGACTGAATGTGGCTATTTTGTAAAGGTTACTGTGGACGTAGATGGTATTGAAATGACTCAAGTACATCCAGTTTTAGATAATGCAAATAAATCTGTTGAACAGCCAAATGCTTTTCAAATAAATACAAGCATTCAAAGATGCTTAACTAAGGCAATAGCACTACATGGTCTTGGTATTCATATTTATGCAGGTGAAGATTTACCTCAAGTAACACCGCTTGATAATTTGCAAAAAAAAGAATTATTTAATGTTTTAGAAACTCGTAAGGCTGATAAAAAACTTACAGATAAAGTTATAGAACAAATAAATAATGGAACAATAAACCAGAGTAATTATCTTGATGCAATGAAACATTACTCTACAAATGGGTAAGGAGAAAAATATGTCAACAATGACTGAAACACTAAAAGATGAGGCTTTATTTATTCCAAGTGAAGCCAATAATTCAAATAATAAACCAGAATATATTCCTAAGACATCAGGAGATTATTTAGGTCATATTGTAGATGCTAGAACAATAACAAGGGAATTTCAGAAAGATGGAAGAACCTTTAAAGCACGTATATTTAACTTTAAAATACATGTTGCACCTGAAAACAAAGGAATGACGTATACTATTACAAGTAGTGATGGTTCAAGCAAAGATGTTACTGGTGAACATTATGTTGATTGGACTATAATAGCTGATGGTGTATTTAGATTTTTAGAGCCAGGACATGAAGATTCTTTTGAATCTAATGCAGAGGGAAATAAAAAATACTTAATGTTTTGTGAATCTCTTGGCATGGAAATTAAAACTGAAGATAGAACTGTTAATGATCGTACTGTAAGAGTTCAGATTCTTCCAGATTTAAAAGAAGAAGATTTAAATGGTACTCCTGTAATTGCTGTTGTTGGACGTGGTAAAGATTGGGTTAATGATGAGGGAAAAACAAGGAGATCATGGAGATGTAAGTTTACTAAAAGATGGGCAGAAGGAAAGAGGTTACAAACTGATGATCTTCCGTTCTAATTTAAAAAAGACCATTGCAAGATTTCTTGTTAGAGGTCTTAGACGTAGACCAAATTCTGTTGCAAAGTTTTTAAACATAAGTAGAGCAACAGTTTATAGGTACATTAAGAATTCGTAATGCATGATGGTGATCATTTACGCTAATCTTGATTCATGCTAGAGACGAATACTGGCTGAAAGTTGCAGTATAAAAACTTCAATATATTTGAGGACTTTTACAAGAGGCATCAGAAAGGGTGTCTTGGTAGAAAGTCTCCGAAGATTGAAACCTTAACAAGTATTAGTCCTCAATGAAATTTAACAATGAGATGAGCAGGTACGCTTCCTTTATATTGACCTTAATGAGCTATCCGCACAATACCTACACAGCTACCTGCTCTATTCTCAATGACTGAAGAATTTTTAGAAATAATAAGAAATCTTTTACGAGAAAATAATGAATTAAAAAAAAGATTGAGTGTAATGGAAGAAATATTGCATTCATATTTGCCAATAATAGAAAAGGAGAAAAAAGATGGGTAGAGCAATAGACATGGAAAACAGACAAGATGATTTTGATCGTAGATTAAAACTTGTCGAAGGTGCATTAGAAGAACTTGTTCAGACAAAGATACATCATGTAGATTTACATGAGAGCACAAAAGAGGTTCTAAGTAAATCAACTGAAATAAAGCCAGACGAAACATTTGAAAAACCTAAAGCAAAGAAAAGAGCTAAAGCAAAAGCAGAGAGTGCCTAAAAGTCCAGCACAAAAGATTAGAGATTACTTTATAAAGAAATATGGCAGCACAAAGGATATATTTATTAGAAAAAAAACCTCTGGGAGTATACAGGTGTCAGAGGTGCGGAGAAAACACAAAGAAAAGTAAATTTATCTGGAAGAGTTGGTTCTCTAATCATGAAAGCATAATATGTAGAGAGTGTGCCTATAAGGAATCATTTGGCACAAAAAATATTAAACAAGCAAAGAAAGAACGAATACTTGAAACGAAAAGCATTAACCAAAAAAGAGATTGAACAGGCAATTAACGGACTCAGTAATAATGATCAGTATATTCATAATAAATTACTACAGATAGATAGTCTTTTTGGCTTATATTTAGAGTACAGAAAAGAAACTGAAAAGTTTAATGAGTACGTCAATTCAAGGGCAAAAGAGTTTGAGCAAAAACAATCTGAAAATAAAAAGTGAACTTGATGTTGTTTACATAGATTCTGGTGGAACTAAACACTTAGAATATAAGAAAGCTTTGTGTGCAGAGGCACAAATAGAAGGTTGTAGACAGCGTAAATTAGAACAAAAAAAGAGGATTATGGATATAGTAGACTTAATATTGCGAGTCCTAAAAAGTGAAAATTGGGGAGTCTTTTATAAGAATCAGCCAATACAACCGCTAGAACTACAGGGTGGTGATTCACTTTACAAGGTGAACCAAGTTGACGAATCTCACGTAGAAGAAATGTTAAATGAGGCGTTAGCGAAAGGAGAATCTTGGCAGGAATCTTCGCAGACAGATTCGAGTCAGAGCAAGAACTCCATGACTGGTTAATATCTTTTTATGAGGGGCAATTAAGAAAGCTCCTAAATGATATTGGTGGCACAACAGAATATGGTGTAAAAATTACACCACGTGTTATCAAGGTCACCATGGACAGGTATTCACAGTTATTGGAGAAAGATAATGTTACTGATTGGTGATTGTTTTAAAAAGATAGATGAAATAGAAGAAAGCTCTGTTCAAGCAATAGTAACCTCACCACCTTATTGGGGTCTTCGTGACTATAAGAAGGATGGTCAGTTAGGTGAAGAACTTGTTCCAGAGGATTTTGTAAATAGGCTTACTGCATTTTTTAATAAGTGTAAACGTGTTCTTAAAGATGATGGTACTTTGTGGGTGAATATTGGAGATACTTATTTTGGAGCTAAAGGTGGCCATTGGGAGGGTGGTAATTCCATCACTAACAATGCTACTGGCGACAATTATAGAATGCACCGAAAAGCACCCCCTAAGCACAGTAGATTGAAGACAAAGGACTTAACTGGTGTACCTTGGATGTTAGCGTTTTCTCTTCAAAAAGATGGATGGTATTTACGTCAAGATATTATATGGCATAAACCAAATCCAATGCCAGAGGCAGTTAAAGATAGATGTGTTAAATCACATGAGTATATTTTCTTACTGTCATTAAAACCAAAATATTACTTTGATTATGAGGCAATACAAGAACCAGCTGTTTACGCTGGTGATAATAGAGCATCAAGGAAAGATAACAGAAGAGATGAACCTTTAAATTCTCACATGGCAGCCACTTCGCAGCCAGTAAAAGAATTTAGAAATAAAAGAGATGTTTGGTCAATTAATACTGCTCAATCTGGTGAAGCACATTTTGCTGTTTTTCCAGAAAAGATTCCTGAGCTTTGCATAAAAGCTGGAACAAGAGAAGGAGACTTAGTTTTAGACCCTTTTATGGGTAGTGGTACAACTGCAACTGTGGCAAAAAGGTTAAGTAGAAATTGGGTAGGCATAGAACTAAATGAAGAATATGCTAAATTTATTAACACTAAAACATCACAGGAGGAATTATTTTAATATGAAAAAGAAATGTTTTAACTGTGAATATACTCTCTATATAAATCCTAATGGCTTATGTAATAAGTGTCAAAAAATATATGATAAAAAAATAATCAAAGCTCTTAATAAACGTAATCAAAGAAAGACTCCTTACCCTGTTGGATTTGAATATAAAAAGGAGAGAAAATGACAAATAAAGAATTACCAAATGATGTTTCAATAGAAATTGCTGTTGTTGGAGCGGTTATAAGTTATCCTCATAAATATAATGATGTATCAAAATATATAGTATCTGATGATGTATGGTATGAGTCTAAATGTAAAAGGCTTTGGAATGTAGTTTCAGGAATGATAAAAAGAAGAGAGCATATTGACCTCATGACTGTAAGTTCAATGCTTGACGAAGGTGATTACATAAATGGTGTAGACAATGTATTCATTGTTGATTGCATGAATAATTGTGGTCTTGAAAGAACAATAGAGGTGTATGCTAAAAAGATATATGAAAAATATTTATTACGTCTTGTTGTAAACCATGCAAAAGATATTGAAAAAAATGCAATGGATAATAAAGTTGATGCCCTTGATACATTAGTTTCAGCCCATACATCCATAGGAGAATTAATAAATTTAAGACCAGATAATGATTTTGATATTAATGATGCTCTTGGTGATGCAATAGAATCAATACAAAATACGGATAAATTATTAATAAAAACTGGCTTTGAAAATGTAGATAAATTTGCAGGTGGACTTACAAGGGGAGAATTAACCATAATTGGTGGTCGTCCAGGTCATGGTAAATCTACGATGATGTTGAACATGCTTAGCAATGTTCTTTCTACAGATAAAAAAGTCATGTTATTTAATAGAGAGCTTACAAATGTAGAGGTACTTAAAAAATTAATTGCACTTGAGTCTGGTAAATTATCATATGGAATGATACGTAAAGGTATATATGAAATGGAGCATCTTCAAGAACTTGATAGAGTACGTGGGTTTATTGCAAAAAAATATAATCCAAATAAATTTAGAATGTATGATAAAATAAGAGACTTTCCAACATCTGCAACAGAAATAAAGAAATTTAAACCAGATGTAATATTTGATGACTATATACAATTAATAACTCCAGCTGGAAAAGAAGAGCAAAGAAGGTTACAGCTTGAACGTATTGTTAATGATTATAAATGGATTGCAAAAGAATATAATTGTTCAGTAATTTTAGCTTCACAGCTCAACAGGTCATTGGAAACTAGAGGAAATCCAAAACCTCAATTATCAGATTTAGCAGAAAGTGGAGCAATAGAACAAGTAGCAGAAAATGTATTCTTTGTTTATTATCCATATAAGGTTCAAGCTTCAAAACCAGAAGATAAAAATCACATAATGCTTGTTGCTGCTAAAGTTAGATATGGAGAAACAGGGACAATAGACATGTCATATAATGGAGATAAATGCAAAATATATAATAATGATGATGAAATGTTTGAACAAATAAAAGTAAAGGAATCAGATGAAATCCCCTTTTAGAAAAATAATAGGAATTGATCCAGGTAAAGGCGGTGGGATAGCATTAATATCAGCTATAAGCCACAATAAAGAAGAGGTAAAAATATTTCCATGTCCTAAAGATGTAGATGGAATGGCAGCATTAATAGATGTTTGTCTCAGCAACGTCTCATCATACAGAGTAAAAGTATTCTTAGAAAAAGTTTGGGCATTCCCTACAGATGGTAGAGCTGGATCATTCTCATTTGGCTGTAACTATGGGCAATGGCAAGGAATATTAGCATCACATGAGCTTGAGCCAGTATTAGTTACTCCAAAGGAATGGCAATCACATTTTGAAATAAAAAAAGGTTTACCAAAAAATGTTAGAAAAAAAATATTAAAACAAATGGCAAAGGATAAATGTCCAGATATGAAAGGCATAACATTAAAGACAGCAGATGCTTTATTGATTGCAATCTATGGGCTAGAAGCCTTTTTAAGCTACAAACGTGAACTGCCTTGGGTCTACCCTAGGGAAAAGGAAAAAGCTCTGTAAATGGCTGATACAGAAGAAAAGGAGACAATACTTGAAATGTTAGATAGAAAATTAGGCGGTATAGAGGTAATTGATGATGAAATGGCAAGTCAAAACTTTAAAGACTCACTTGCCATAGGTCATACAGTAGAAGATAAGGTATGTGCAAAGATAAGAAAGAAATATCGTAAAGCATATGTCAAACAAGGTTACTGTAAAGGATATGATATATATGTTCCTGAGAATGGAATGAAAGTAGAGGTTAAGCAAGATAAAAAATCAAATTTTACAGGGAACATTGTTGTTGAGATTGAGTTTAATGGCAAGCCTTCAGCTCTATCTACTACAGAAGCACATTACTGGGTATTTGATGATGGAGAGAAATACATGTGGATAACACCAAAGATATTGAGACAAATCATTGAACCATTGAGACCTGTTAAGTTTGTAGGTAATGGAGATAACAAATCTAAGTTAGCTTATCTTGTTAAAAAGGATATTATTATTTCTAATTGTTTAAAGGTAGATAAGTATTAAACATTATTTGGATAAGCAAAATATTTATTACGCCACTTAGATTTACGTATTATTTTTTGTAAGTCTCTATTTTTATATTCATATAATTTTGCTACTTTTCTTACCATCTTTTCATTCTCAGGTGAAAGCCAATCATAAAATTGATTCATTAAATTTTTAGATGTACCTTTTCTTTCATCAGAAATGTTAAGTGGTTTATAATGGGACATTACACTTTTTATAGCTTGTTGTGCTTTTTTATATCTTTTTCTTGGAGTTGAATATGGGTCAACTCTTCCTTCATCTGTTATTACAAAACTCATTGCATCCCAATATGCCTTTGCAACATCTTCTTCTTTTCCAAACATTATTGCCTCTTTTAAATCTGTATAATAGGGCTGTCTTCTACTTATAGTTCCATCTCCAGAAAACATTGGCAGATTACGTTGCTTTTTAAATGTTCTAACCATTGCTCTAGTTGCCATGAAATCCTTAAAGTAAGGGCTATTTTTATATAAAGTTGTTCTAAATAAAGTCATAGCTTGATTTGCAACTACAACAGTTTGTTTAGTCCAACTTTTAATAGCCTGCCCTAATGTTTGTCCTCCACCTCTTACTTTGGCAATTTGTTTGTTAGCTTCTAAAATATTTCTAATTATTACAGGCTCTATTATTGGAACTCCAAGTTCTCTTTCATATGGATTGAGTCCAGGTATGACTTCTCCAGCTAAACCAAAAAACTCTGATCTCCATAAATTTAACATTGCTTTTGAAAATCCATCATCTTGTGTTAATGCAGAACCTGTTGGAGGTTCTTTGCCAAAAGCCTCTTTAAATACAAAATATAAAGCTGCACCACTAGCAGAATGTGCAAGTGTAGCTCTAAGCAGTGGAGCAAAATTGCCAAATTCTTGTATTGGTTTTATGAAATTTCTATGAATGTCAATAGTAGTAGCTGTTGCCATTCTTTGGAATAATGTTAAAGGTTTAGCCTCAGCTGAAGACATCCATAGTGGAAGTAAAACAGTTGAAGTTCCACCTTGAGTAGTTACATGTGAAAAGTGTCCAACTTTATTTATTATAGATGAATACTTGCCTTTTACATCTACTGAAGATAAATCTTTTGTATTTTCAAGAAAACTAATTTCATCACCACTCAAATGCCAGACCTCTTCCATCAATCTTCTCATTCTACTTTTATTTGTCTTCATTTTAAACATGCCTTTTTCGCCACGTAGTTTAGAAACAACTTGATCAAAATATAATTGTCCAGCATGAGAAGAAATTATTCTATTCATGTTTTCAGTTTGTGTCATAAAGTTAAATTTAAAAAGATTTCTCATGTTTAATTTTTTACCAAGTACATCAAAACCTATCTCATCAAGTTCTAAATTTTTAGCACCATATTCAAGATAACCTTTATTTCTTGCCTCATGCCAAGCAGATGCATCAAACATATGCTTTATTCCACTCATTGTTCTCCAAAAGCCATGAACACCTATTGATCTTGGTATACCAATGGCAAGGTTTTTCATTCCAGATAAAGGAGAAGATAAACCCATAGCAGCAGATGAACTTGCAATTATACCCCCAGCCTTATAAAGAGGTGATGCTAATGACTTTTTCAAATCTCTTTCAAAACCTAATTGTCTTTCAACTGCTAAGTTTGCATAAGTAGCTATACCTCCACCTTCCCTTCCATCTTCAGCTAATTTAACTATTTCTGAAAGAGTTCCTGTATGTATTTTATGTTTGCTTCCAGTTCCAGTCCATTCAGGAAAATAGCTAACATTTGCTAAATGCTTTGACATTCTTCTAACGTACATTCCAGCAGTACCCTCAATAGTATCATCATATACTTTAATTTTTTCTTGTATTCCTCTGTCATTTGTAATATCAACATATTCTTTCATCAATCCTTTACGTGGAATTAAGTGAGGATTTTTAACATGGCCATATCCATATTTGAGAGCTTTAAACATTTCTTCTCTGATTTCACTTCTAAGTTTTTCTCCTTCAATAGAATTAGGGTCTTTATATTTATCTTCAAGAACTTTAGCCTCAGTATCAGATTTAGCTTTTTCTTTTGCTTGTTTTTTGGCGAGTTGGTTTGCTTGTTTTTCAACCATTTCATTTATGTAATTACTATCTTTATGAAGATATTTTAAAGCTTTCTTTGTCCAAGCTCTTGTCATGTAATTATCAACTTCAATGGATTTCATTTCTGCCATTATTGTTTTAGCACTCTCAGGAGTTTCATGTTTTAATAATGCTTTTTCAAGTTCTTTCCAAATTTCAGTTTTATATCTATCCCATACTTGATAAGCTCTATATTCATCAGACTTTATATCTTTGTTTTTACCATGCACTTTTTCATAAAAGTCTTGTTGACTTTTTGATAGTTCACCTTCTTGGTATAGTCTATCAGCTCTTTCTTTATCAAATATTAATACAGCATTTTTAGATTTCTTTTTACCTAAAGTTGTTTTTATAAGATTAATTGCCTGATCTCCTGGCCCTTTATATAGAACATGTTCAGCCCATTCATGATTCAAAAGTCTATTAGAGATTCTCTTTCCAGCTTCACCACCATAATTTTTAAGAACTAACCATACAGGCATAACAGCACGACCATAACGATACATCCATGGTTGTTTTTTAGAAATATCTTGCTCTCTCAACATCAAGTGATCTGTTAAATTTGTATCTTTAACTGGAGGTGCTTCATATTCACTACGCACCATGGATTCATATGCTTTCATTGTTTCAGGAGATGCATTTTCATACTTTCCACCTTCAACCCCCATTAATTCTAAAGAAGCTTTTGCAACTTCTGGATGGACATGGTACTTATCGTTTACATCTTGTATTCTTCTAAAAATAGGCTCAGCAGATTTACTATTACCATAATTAGCTGGATGGTCTACTAAATATTCTTGGTATCTTTGCATTTGATCTAAAGTTATATTATCTGCTTTAAAGGTTGTATCTCCAAAAATTTCAGTTCTAACTTTATTATATCCTTTTAAATCAGCTTTTTTAACTCTTCTATCAAGACTATCCATTCCACCCTCATGCACTTCTCTATTTAGTTTTTTTATTTCAGCTTTTGCTTGAGGACTTTGTTTCGCTGTTTGATATTTAGTTATGAATTCTTTTGCTCTTTGCTCTGGAAGATCACCTTTCATTACTCTTTCACCAAGAATACGAGCAACATCATTTTTATTATGAACATTTAATTTATGTTTTAAGTGACTCCAAAACTTGTTAAGGAAATTTTTAACCTTTCCTATCATTGTTTTATTTTTCATGTTACCAGCAACATATTCACCGATAGCTTGAACCATGTTTTCTTCACCTCTAAACATACGTTCACCATCTTTGATAAGTTTTTTACTTTTCTTATCTCCAAAGGCACGAAGAACATCAACAACATGGTGAGACACCTCATGCGGAATAGTATCAGCTCTAGCATCTCCTTTAGCTATATCAATAAGATGACCAGTAACACGACCAAGAACAGCTTCTCCTTGAAACTTTCCTAGAGTATCCTTTAATTGTATATCAAGTTCTGGATAAAGTTTTTTAAAATGGTTTATTTGTGATTTTAATTGATCAACACTTATTCCTAAACTTTTAGATGCACTTTCAAGTTGATATTTTGTTTCTTTAGTCCCAAATAGTTCTGATAATTTATTGCTTCCATCAAGAACTGATATATTTTCAGTTAAAATATCTTGTATAATTCCACTAAGTTCTACCTTAGTTGCTTCTGGCATAGTTCCTTTATAATACTTGTTTACAACTTCAGAACTACCCTTATGCCCAAGATAAAAAGATAATAAATCTTTTTGCCTTTGTGTCATTCCAACTTGATCAGCTCTAGTTTCTATAAACTTTCTTACATCTTCAACACGAATATTAGCTTTATATAAATCTTTTATTAATTCTGGAGTATTTTTACTTTTAAATATAGGATCATTTTTACCAACTTTATTTTCTTTTATAATTGTTTGTATTTTATCATATAAATTTTTTGAAATTTTAACAGGTCTTGGATTGCCACCACCCTTTTTAACAAGACCTGGAGTAACATGATAATAATATTCCATCTTACCTTTTATTTTTTTCTTTTTAATATTTGATGGAGTAAGGGCGTTAAACTCACCAGTACGAACACCAAGACCTTCTACACCATGTAGGGATGCAGAAACATGAAGTTCTTTTTGTTTTGTTGTTGATTTATTGAATGTTGGTAGCTTTTTTACACTTTTAGCTATATCTGCTTCAAGATTAATTTCTCCTATAGCTTCTATTCTCTCACCTGCGATACGTTCACGAATCTGTTTTGCAAGTTGCCAAACACCTTTATTAGATAAATCTTGTTTTCTAAATGGTTGCTCTATAAGTTTTTTATAACCTGCCCAATCAACAAATTCAGAAAATGCAGTTGCCATTGGCTCTGGTCTTAAAGGAAGATTTGGATCACGACTATCAATTCCTTGTAAAATTTTCTTTATATCATTTGGTTTAATTCTTTCAATAGAATCTTTACCAAGGAATTTTAATCCTTTAGCAATTAATCTCACAGAACCTTTATTACCCTCTCCTGCTTCAACCCAAGCAAGTAAAGAATTTTTTGTAACATTATCTTTTATTTCTGGAATATGTGTTTTTTGTTCTGGAGGTTTCTCAAAGTCAATTAAAGTTTTTTCAAGTTCACTTGTATCACGATATGAAAAATCTTTATCTTTTCTTTTTATTTTAAGATTTTCTTGTACTTGCTTCATCTCAGCAGAAGTAGTTGCAATATCTCTATATCTTGTTGTAGCACCTTCACGACCAGTAGCTATTGCTTCTGTTTCAGCGAGTTCACCTTTTTCTTGCTTTATTAATTCTGTAGCTTGTTTTCTACCTTCTGGCGTATCAATATCAAGCTCTGACACATCTATACCAAGAGATTCACTTTCTTCAAGTATTTTCTTTTCAGTATATATGACTTTACCTTGACGATCTCTTACTTTGTCACCTTTCCATGTATCAGATAATTTTAATAATTGTTCTTTATGTTTTTTAAAAGAACCTAAAAGACCTTCATACATTGGATTTATAGGATCAGTAGCATGCTCTATAAGCTTTTCAACAGCTCCAATTTGCTCACTAACATTGGTTATCAATCTATTTGCTCTCTCAGTAGAACCTTCAGTAATACCATCAACATAATCACTTATAAGTATTTTTGTTTTTTCTTGAGATGATTGTAAATCTTCTTTAAATTTTATATATTTTTCATCTACACCTCTTTTTTCCTTATGAAGAGTGTCTGCAATTTTTTCATCATTTATAGCTTCCTCAATATCTCCTTGCTCTCTCTTTTCTCTTGCTCTTTCCCTTATCTCTAATTCCTGTTTATCGAGAATACTTGCATGTCTTGGATTTCCTTCACTATCTACACCATGTTTAGCTTTTTCAGCTTCTTCTAAAAGTTTATAATGCTCCATACTTTTAGAGAATACTTTATGCATTCCTTTTGTTATTCCAAATAAACCAAGATCAGCAACTAATGATACACCTATATCTCTCCATCTAACGTCTTCTCCTTTTGCAACTGCTGTTACTACATCTCCTGCAGTATATACAGCTGATTCTGCTCCTATTTGACCTACAGGGCTAGTAAGTCCAAGCAATGTCCTTTCCCCTTTTGATATTGCTTCTGTTGCTTCTTCTCCTGCTTTAGTAGCAATTTTACCTGCTTTGGAAAATTTATCTAAAAGATGTGCATTTGAATAGGCTAAACCTCCACCAGCAGCACCAGCAAGTCCACCAAGTATACCTCCATGCATAACGCCCTTAGCAATACCGCCCATTACATCTTCACCATTTACACCTGCTTGCACTCCACCCATAGCACCTTCATATGAGGCAAGTGTAAAAGCTTGTCTTGTAGCAAGTTCGCCCATTGAATTTTTAAGAGTTTGTTTAACCTGAAGTTTAGAAGCCTCTTTAGCTGTTTGAACGCCAAGTCCTTTTAATACTAAACTTCCTGCTCCTGCACCTGCACCTAAAGCTATAAGGTCAAGTGGCATTATAAATGAAGCAAGCATTGAACCAATGTCTTCAAGAATATTAGGATCATAATCATCAAGATTATATCTTTGCTTTCCTGTTACTAATTGTTCTGTTAAACCTGTAAGGGAATTATTATAACCAGCTTTCCAAAAATCAGCAGAATTTTCATCTATCCCATAATCAAACCATGATTGAAATCCATTCATGAATGTAGGAGATGTATTAGCATCTTTTTTAACTTGTGCTTTATTATCTACCTCATTCCAAGAAAGATTTGGATTATCTCTTTTTAAATATTTGTAAATTCTTTCATCGCTAAGTCCATCTACTGCATAGTCTGAATTACGATATTCATCAATAGCACTTTTTACATTTAATGGTATTGCCATTTATCTATTTTACCTTATCTTATTTAACATATTTTAAAATTTGATCAGCCCTTGTTTTTAATGATGTTCTTTTATTAGTAATTTTATTTAACTCTTTCTTGAGGCTTTTTATTTTATTTTTTCTAAATCCTTGCTGTCTTATTGGCTGTTGTCCTTTTTCTGCTAAAGAAAATTCACCAGCTTTTCTAGCAGTACCCTCTAGTTCAATACGTTCTTGTACTAGATCACTATATCTTTTCTTTTGATCTTCTGGGAAATTATTTCCAAAAAGGTCTCTCATTTCCTTTATCTCTTTTTTTACTTCTTCCCATCGATCTTTTTCATTGGGCTGTTTTTCTAAATTTGTAATTTCATTTTTAATTTCTATTTCACGTGCATCTAAATCTTTCATTTCATTAACAATTTTCATTCCCATTTTTGAAGTATCTCCTTTTCCTGAAAAAGAATCCATATAAGAGGAATATTTATCTCCACCTTCAGCTCCACCTTCAGCTCCACCTTCACCTCCACCTTCACCTCCACCACTACCTGGTGGAGTCTTCTTCTTAAAAAGATTTGGAAACTGATATTCAATATAACTTTTTCCTGCTCTTTTCATTTGAATTTTATCATCTAAATCAATTTGTTTTTTCAAATCCATATATGTATCTTGTATGCTTTCTTTTAATGATTCATTTAAATCTTTAAAATGACGTATTTCTCCCTCCATTGCATCAGGAATTAATTCATTTGGAACTGGTATATTACCATTTATTATTTGCTCATAACCTATATATTTATTTACATTAGCATCAATTCTATTAATTAGATTTTTTGTAGCAGTTTTTTGTAATGTATCATCTTTAGTTATATAGTCTTGTATTGGTTTTATTGTATTACTTGCAATCGATTGCTTATAAGCTTTATATTCTACTTCATCAATTTTTTTATCATCAAAAAATGAATCAACTATAAAATCATTAATATATGCTCCATGGGCAAGTTGTTTGTCTAAATGTCTATTTTGAACAAGTTGCAATCTATCTCCATGCATTGCTAGAAATTTCTCTGTATAATCTGTATAACCTTGAACAATATTTCTAAATTTATCTACATCTTCATCTGTATACTCTGTGCCAACAGCAAATTTATCAGAATCTATAAATTCTGATATTGGCTTCATATAAGACTCTAATTGACTTGCAAATTGTTCAAAGCTACTATTTTTTTCTATTTGTCGATCAAAATTATCAAGTTGGACTTTACCAAGTTCTAAAGTTTCTTCATCCATTTTACTGCTATACTTATTGTAATATTCTTGATATTTATCTTTTCTATCTTTAAGTTCATCATTATTATATATTCTATTAACATCACCAGCAATAGCAGACATTGTTCTTTGTCTTCCTTGATTTTTATATTTACGTTCTTGTCTTGTATCAGATATTATATTTGCAAGACGATCAATAGACGCTTCAAAGGAACGATCTTGTGTGATTGTTGGTTTACGTAATGCTTTTGCTAATTCTCTACTTGGATCAAATGCCATTTTACGTGCCTCCTGCTTGGGGAAGACCAGCTATAAATTGTTGAAATTGATTTTCCCATTTTGATGTTTGTTTTTGTTCTAATTCGTACATGCCTTTTTTATAATCAAATTCAGCTATATCTTTAGTTAAATCATATGTATCTTGGATAGAACTAAACCCTTTAGATAAATCCTCTAATACTTCTGTTCCACCTCTTTGCCCCATTCCACTATAAATATTTTGAGTTTTTTTGCCTAAAGTTTTAGCTCCCTTTTGAAGACCATATATATCTGATTCTTTTTGCTTGACAGCTTTTCTTCCTATCAAACTATCCTCAAATCCAATTTTATTATATGAAGTTTCAAAAGTTTCCTCTGTTTTTCCAGATTGTACAATATCTTGAATTATTTTTGCTTGATCTGTATTACCTTCGTTATTTGCAGCAATAACATCTTGTACATTAACAACTCCATCATTAGTTAAATCATATGGAGATGTTGGTACACCAATTTCTCCACCATATTGTTCAGCAAGAAAGCTAACTTGAGTTTGATCAATTTCTTCTATTTTTGGGGCTGTTAATGCTGCTAATCTTTTTATTTCCTCTTTAAATCCATATGGATTATCACTCCAATCTCCAGGAGCTTTTTCCCCATATTTCATTTTAAATATATAATCAGCAAGTTTATCTGGAGTCATTCCTTCATATTTCTCTTTAGTGAATCCTTCCATTCCAAAATCTTGCTCTCCAATTGTAGTTGTATCAGTCCCAGGAGGTGTAGGTGTTGTTGAAGATAAATGCTGTAAATTTTGAAATTCATCTTCTTTACCATAATACTTACCAGCAGCTTGTTCCTCCGCAGGATCACCAGCAGAAAAAACACCTTCATTAAGTTTTTTATATTGAGAGTACGCTTCATCCCATTCATAATATTCATTATCAACTGTTACTAAATCGTTGCCTTGATATGTAAACATCCAATTCATATTATCTCCTTCCTAACTTTTCAGCTAATGATTCTTTATCACTCCCACCAAGTGTCTTTCCTTTTTGACTAAAATAATCTACAATTGTAGGTTCTACACTTCCACCTCCATAATATTTTGAAACTTGTCCGCCATCTTTTTGTATTTTAACTATATTTCCAAAATAATCTTCTTTCCAGCTATCTTGACCAAAATATTTATCTCTTAAAGTATCATATTTTGGATCAGTATCATATAATTGTTTTTTAAAAGCTTCTTGTAAATAGGAAGATTGACCACCTATATCTCCATAAAATTCTTCATGTAACCAGTCTTCCCAATCTTGTTCACTTTTAAATCCTTGAAATGAATTTTTTTCTTTTGGTAGAGGTGGACGTTCAAGTTTTCCTCTTTGCCATATTGGGTCTGCTTTACCGCCAAAAGGTGTAATTTCATGTGTTACAGGAGATTCATCTATTAAAATATCTTCTGGAAATTTTCCATAAGATTGACCTATTTCTTTACTAATACTATTTGGATCAACACCTCCAGTTAAATCTGCTTCAAAAGCTTCTTGAACTTCTGAAATTTCAGGTGGCTCAACATCATATGAAACATCAAATATATGATCATCTAAGCTCTTTCTTGGAAGTCTTGGTTCACTAGATACATTTGAAGCATCAAATGCTAGATCAGGAGCTTTGGCTGATTTTGTAATTACTTCCACCTTTGGAAGATCACCTTCAGGCATTCCAAAAGTCATAAAATCAGGAAGATTTTTCTTTATATTTTTAAGGAAATCTGGGTTTTGCAAAACTTCTTTACCTGCCCAGCTACCTGCATAATCTACCGCTTGACTAAGTAAAGCTTCCCCAGTACCAACATTTGATTCATCTTCAGCTTCTAATAAAGCATCAATCATTTTGCCACCTTCTCCGCCAGTATATGCTCCTTTAGCATCTTTAATTGCTTGTTCATGTTTTTTATCAAAAAGGTCAATATTATTTTGTATAACTCTATCTAAAAGAAAATCAGCTACATGTCCAAAACCAGGTAAAAATGTTTTTGCAAGCTTTCCAAGTATTCCCCATCTACCTCTTTTTTTTGCTTGTTTTCTCATGTTTTCTCTAGCATCTTCAATCTTCTCTGCCAATTTAGCAATCTCATTACGTGCTGTTCCTTCTAAAGTTTCTCCTCCGAACCAAATTCCATTTGACATAATTTATTCCTTTACTTTTATTTAAAAAATACTGTTACTATAAGTTGTGCATATCTATCATCGCCATCTGTATCTACAGCGATTCCAGAAGCTCCACCTGAAGAATAAGCTAAACCAGCTCCTTCAGTATGAAGATTAAATTCTCTAAGTGAAATAAGATTAAGGGTTGGATTATAATCTATTCTTCCTTCTGGGGCTGGGTCAGAAGTAGGAAGTCCATACTCTGCAAGTGTCACCATTGAACCAACATTTAACCATTGTATACTCCAATTTGCACATAAAAAATTCTTTTGATTTATAAAATCTGGAAGATATATCTTTTTTTGAACAGTACTATCTCCAGTACTTCCTTCAGAAGCTGGGACATCTATGCTAGCTTGCCATATCTTTGGAATATAAACATCTGGATTGTCAAGTTCATTTCCATGCAATATGTTACTAAGCCATCTTCCACCAACCTTTGCAAATAATCTTGCACCAAGAGATGTATTCCTAACTTCAAGATCGCCTTCACTACCTTCACGTGGATTAGGACTACTCATTTTACTTGTAATCCTAGACCTTCTAGCTGTGCCCCAAAGTGATGATCTTAATTTATTCCTTGCCATTATTTAACTGGTCTTTCTCTATATAAAATTGCTATATCATTTATTTCAAAAGCCTCATCTACAGTTCCAGTTATCTTAATCGCAAAAGAATTACAGCCAGTACCACTTGAACCTGGGATAAGTGTAGCAACTGCTTTAGTTTGTCCTGTTGAAAAACTTCCAGTAAAACTTTCACTTGGGGTAGCACCATTAACACCATATGTTACATCTGGAACATTACTAGAACCAGACGTATATGTAACATATACTTTCATTATTTTTTTAGTTTGAGATGGTGTTCCAAAATCAATGTCTTTTGTTATATATGTAATTGATTGAGTATTACTATCAGCATTACCTACACTATAAGCTTTTAAAGTTTCTTCAGCATCTTGACATATACATAAATGACCATTTGGAGCTATTTGAAAATTTGTATGTCTATCTGTATCAGAATTAGTAATTATATTGACACCTTCAGTCCAAGATTGTGTAACCATGTTATATACCCATCCATCATCATTATCAGATTCATCTCCAATATTTTTAAGAACAATAATACTTTGTGAGCGTGGATCATAACCAACACATGGAACATTTGCATTATCATCTGCAATTGAATCTGATTCACTTAATCCCCAATCACTTATGTCAAATTTACCGCTAGTAAGTGATATTACTTTTTGACCATCATATATATAACATCCATATTTATTTGCAAATATTACCCCAAATCCACAAGTAAATACTTGGCATGGGTTAGCTACTCCACAATCTTTAAATATTGCTTCTGCATGAAAAAATCCAGGATTTGAAATATTAATTATATACATTGCATTTTCTTTAAATTGTAATATAGTATCTTGAAAGGCTGCTAAGGCTGTAATTGGTGAGCCATCCCCAGATGGAGAATCAAAAAAGTTAAGCTCAGGAATTACTCCTGGCTTTCCTGGCATTGAAAACATCATACCATCAGCAAAATGTTTACCCCTAAATTCTACATTGCCTACAAATACTAATCCATTTTGAGCAACTACAGATGTTTTATATCTAAGATCATGAGGCACTGGACCAGCAGTTCCAGTTGCTATTTCATCTGCAACTTCTGTATATACTTCATTTGCATAATATAAATTTTGAGAATTATATGATTGTACGCTTGGCGGTGCTGAAAAATTTATATCAGTTGCTAAAGTGTGTTTATCTGTGCCTATGGTAAATTTAGTAAAAGTTGACTCAAGAGCTCCTCTTACACCTTCTTTTAAATTAATTTCTGCTAATAACCATTTTTCTGTTGTTCCAGATTCTTTAAAATATATACGAGCACCTTCAATCCTTTTATTTCCACCAAGATGAGCATCATTTTTATGTTGAAAATTTACATTAAAATCTAAAGAATGACCTTGAAATGAAATTCCATCAGATTCATCGCCATCGCTTTCCGTTCCACATGAAGTTAATCCTGTTTCACAACCATTGTCAAAAAGCCATGAAACATAGAAATAATAAGTAGTATTAACAGTATCTACCCCCCAAGAACCAGCAGGATTAGATTGTGGAGTACACTCTATAATCATAGTACCTGCAACAGTTGATTGCTCTAAAGCACTTTTAACTTTAACATCCCCAACAGCCATTGATCCAGCTGCTTGACTATCATATATTGGAGCATCTATTAACCTATTTCCATACACCCAACCTGTAACAGTTTCCCTTTGATCTTCTCTATATACAAGCCTTGCACATTTGCTTGTTGTTGTATGTGCAAAATTAGCATCATTCACATATAAACCATTACCAAAAGCATGAAAAACAGGAGCAACATTTACTGCATCGTTTGAAATTGTAAGAGCAGAACTTCCATCATCAATAGTTGTGGCACTAGAAGCATCATCTTTAAATACAACATGTTCTCCATCTGTTGAGCAAACAATTGTACAATTTTCTTGAACAGGAGCAGATGCTAATGAATATGCACTATTAAATATAAATAACCCATACCCAGAACACGGAATATGAGTTGCAGCTGATGCAAGAGTAGCTGTAGAGAGTCCACTAGCATCTGATTTAATATCTCCTAAAACTTTTATAACTCCTATATGTGAAAATGTTACATTTTTTGCTTCTTGACATTCATTAATTCCTAGGTCACGTGGTGAAGATTTTTGATTTATACCTCCATGAAACTGAGATAATTGAAATAACTTTTTACTTCTACCTTTTAATATTGGTAATGGTTGAAAGCCTCCAGATATAGAATTCCAAACAATAGAACCACTAAGAGGACTAACTCCCATATTTGAGAATAATGAAGTACCACTAGAAATAGGACTATTAGCCATATCCATTGATCTTCCTTGAGCCCCACCTTCTTCAGTATCTCCTTCAGGATCACCTCCACCAAACATGCCTCCAACGCCAGTGTGAGGGGTAAAAGTAAACTCTCCACCTGCTTCAGAGATTGGAAAAGGTACTGTTGTAGGAGGATCATCTGGCGCAGCAGCTCCAGAAATTATAGCAGAAGAAGAAGCCTCAAGATTAGGAGGAGTATATGGAGTATATCCAAAACCTATTTGTGGAAGATTTAGATTAAGTTGCCCTAAAAAGTTACTAGAACTTAATGGATTACCTTCTTCATCTACAAGCCCAGGCTGTGTTGTTGGATTATTATTATTTCCAGTTCCAGCCACTATAATAATCCTTTAATTACTTTTTTGATCTTAGCCCAAGCTTTATCATCTTTTTTAGTTTTAGTTGCTTTAACAGCTATATCTCCAATTATGATTAATAGTCTAAGCATACCATGCTTTTTTATAAGTCTTCCTATTACTAAATTTAACATTACTTACCTACTACTTTGTAAATTGCTTTTTTAATTGATGTCCATATCAGATCATCCCACTGGCTAGGGCTAAGTGCCACTATCTTATCAACTGCCAATAAACAGATTAACACATATTCCCAGTTATTGATTAAAAAATTCATTTATTTTCTCCTTGTTTAAAAAGTTTAATTACGATGTCTTTTATTGTATTTACTGCTGTCATTGTTTTTTTTGTCTCATCTTTTGATTGACGATTACTATCAATTAATTTAACAGTAATGTCATACAAGTTTTTTATATCTGCCTTTACATCTCTTGTTATGAACTTTATTAAATACATGAGTGCATAGCCTAAACCTATCGCCACTGCGACTGGAATACCCAGTGTTTCTATAATAGCAAATATGTCCAACCATGCCTCCTAACATTATTTTAATTCTTTATATATTTTAATTACCAAATAGACTAAAGTTGCAATACCTACAAGAAGACTTACAAACTCTGGCAACCAGTCCCATAATGATAGCCAAAAACCACCAATTCCATACGTTGTTGTTTTAACTGTATCTATAATGCCTTCCACATTATTTCTCCCATTTCTGTCTATTAAATTTACCAAATTGCCTTATCCCTTTAGGTTTACTTTTAGCCCTATCTATTAACTTATAATAATCATCAATAGCTTTATCAAGATTTTTCATATTTCCATATCTTTGTAATAATATTTGCTGTATTTCATTAGCCTTTTCTGGATGATCTAGGGCAATATTTTCCATTTCATCAATATAGCTATAATTAGATCGAGGAGTTTTCATTTGACCTGTTTTTCCAATTTGTTTTGTAGGCTCACCATATCCAACAGGGAATTTATACTTTGATTTAGCTTTTCCAAGAAGACCCTTTAAGAAAGACATAACACCTTTACCACTGCCAATAGCACCCATAGGCGTTGAACCTAAAGCAATATCCATTGCTAAGTTCATCATGTCTTTTTCACTTAATTCATCAGCATCTTTTGATTTTTCTCCAAATACATTTGATATTGATTCTTCTTTTTTATTTATATTTTCAGGTACATTGAACTCCCAGCCAGGATTAGTTTCCTTTAATATATCTTTAATAAATTGGTCAATATATTGTCCTTTTCTTTCCTCGCCCTTCTTTTCCTTAAATTCATCACTTCCTGTGCTGTAAGTTCTTGGTACACGTTCAGACGATGGCCAAGGTTTGTCAGACATAGTGCCAAACGAACCTATACGAGGAGTATCACCAGATACACCGTACTTCTCTCCTGGCTCATACTCTTTAGAAGATTTTTCTACTAACTTAATTAAATCAGTAATGTTTGCCATATTATTTTCCTATTATTAATTCTCCCCAAAGGGATGTTTTTCCATTTATTATTTGTATTACATGTACAGTAAAGAATCCTTTATCATAAAAGTCTACTATTGCGAAAGCATGAGACCAATTATGCATTCTATGTTGCAAGAATTCATTCTTTCTTGGAGACATGTCTTTAAGACATCCTATACTCCACGCTGACTTCGCCCCATCCAGATGTGTTACAGACGACTGCTGTATGTCGTGATGATGACCATACATAACATTTGTTCCTAGCCTCATCAAATGATTCCTTGTATGATTTATTCCAGCAAAATGGTGTCCATGATACATCGCTAGTTTCCCAATCTTCATGTATTTCCCCACTGGATGATACGTATAACCTCTTTCTTTTAAATTTACACATTGTTCAAACCTATATTGTTCCATGTATGGATGCTCTTCGACAAACCTATTCATCCAATCATCGTGATTGCCTTCTATCATATGCTTCTCTTTACAGTTTGCCTTATCAAGAGACTCATCTATTATATCCATTCCTTTATTGACATCTTTAATATCCTTGTCAATGAATGGAGTTTGGTACTCTAATGGAGGACGTTTCTTTTTTCTCCACTGCCAGTGACTTGCACCTTCCCACTCTCCAACATCCCCTAAATCTACATATATATCTGGTTTTACTATTTCTATACATTGACATAAACAGTCAATTGCTTTTTTATCAGCCAAAGGAAAATGTTTATCTGGTGTTACTATTGCTCTTTTAACTATACTTTTAGCCATTAAAAATTACTCCCAAAAAATGGTGCATTATGTGTTACAGCAACTGCTGTTGGTGTATAATCTATTTCTGCATATAAATAAGCAACTTGATTTTGTCCAGCCCTTACATTTCTAAATTGATTTACTCGAAGTTGCAATCCTGCTAAATCTCCATATACCCAATCATCAGTACCATCTGATGTTGTTTTAGCTGCCCCTGAATAAGTAGCCCAAGAACCTGTAAGAGTTATACTATCTAGCCCATTAGAGATGGAACTACTATCTGCTGCTGTTCCAAGCTGTTGAACTGTTATAAAAGCTGAACCAAGTAATGTTTTTTGAGCTTTAAGCTTTAGAGTGACACTATTTATAGTATCAACATCACCAGAATCAACCCCTGCATCGCTTGGAGATTGCAAATCAACTATAATTCTTTGACCATTAGTAGCACTATAAAGATAATCAGAAGTGTCATCACTATCTACATATTCATAAGTTGCAGTTCCTCCATCGCTTGCAGTCCAACTAATTGAGCCAGTACCATTTGGATTTAAAATAAAAGTAGCCATTAAAATTGAAAGTCCAAAGTTGCTACGCCATAAGCTATTTCATTATCTGCATCATAAAAAAATGAAATTATATCTACGTGATTTGCATCATCTGTTAGATCAGGATTACTTCCACCTGCAAATTTAACAGTTGCACTACCAGCAGCAGCAGAAGTATTGACTCTATCCCAAGCTTTATAGTTAGTTACAGTTCTACTTCCAGTACCATCTTGCTTTAATAATAATACAAAATTACCAGAAACGTCAGGAAAGATTAAATTTAAATCTGTAATATTACCAGCACCAAAAGTTACAAATTGTTTATTTCCAGTTGTAAAATCTACATCAGTATCACTTGCATTATAGGTTGGAGTAATAAGATCAAAACCCACTCCACAGCCTTCAAACTCTACATGTCCATCTATATCAAATTTTAAATCACCATCAGCTCCATCGCTGTCGTTTGTACTAATTTCTAAAGCACCATTATCAGAAAGACTAAATTGTGCCCAATTATTAAGATCTCTTCTCATTTTAAAAAATGGAGTTGTTCCAATGTCAAAGTGCATCGCATTTGTATAATTATTAGATACATACATGAATACATCTCCATCCATTGCTTGTAAATTTATATCTCCTTCTGATCCAGCCTCTCCAGCTGTAAGAGTTATAGCAGGAGCAGTACCAATACTATTAATTGTAAGCTCACCATCAGCTGCAACGTCAAAATCTACATAATTACTACCATCCTCATATAGTTTTAATGAATTTACCTTTGCAGCACCATCAACTGTAAGCAATGTATCAGGAGTTTCTGTTCCTATTCCTACGTTACCTCCATCAGTAACTAAAGCATAATTAGAATCTGCTCCTGTTGCTTTAAAATAACCACCTATAGAGGTTTGAGTACCAGATGTACCCCCTGTTGCAATAGTATATATACCATAATTACTTACTGTTCCAGAATTAGTTTGACCATTACTATTAACAAGGGCATTTATAGCAATATTTGAGATGTTCTGACCTGCCCCTGTATCACCAGTTGCATCATAATCTACATATAATCCTTTTGAAGATTGACTTGTAGTACCTGTAAAGTCTACATCTATAGTTAATTTACCAGCCATAGTATCATCAGCATCATTTTTAATAAATGCATCATCCACATTTAAAGTAGCACCAGCAAATGTACAATTAGTACCTGCTGTTACTGTAGCTTGAGCCCCTATATCAGATAATACTTCACTTGCACTTCTTCCCTCAAATGTTGTCCCATTAACTCTAATAAAGTCATCATCTACTATACCAGCACCACATTTAGTAACATTAGTATCACTAATACCAAAAGTCAATGATGCTTGTCCTCCTGCATAACTTAAAAGATTAGCTCCAGTTACATATTTAACTGCTCCACTATCAGACATTAAGAATTTATCTGTATCACTACCAACTTCAGCTATAGTATCAATAGTTAAAGTACCATCTATATTTGCATTAGCATTATTATCTATAGAGAATACTTTATCAGTACCTCCATCAATATACATAAGATATACATTATCCCACCCACCTATATTGGTCTGTGTTTGGGTATACCATATCCCATAATGAACATCAGACCCTCCAGCTCCAGATGAAAGATTTAATGTTTCAGTTAATCTAAATGTACTATCAAGAGTACCAGAAGCTGTCTTCTGTGTTATTGTAGCCTTTAAATCTTTATTAGCTGCAGGAGTGAAAAGAATATCTCCTTGAGGTTGAAATGCAAGACTACCCTCATTTGAACCTGAATTATCAACAGTAGAAAACGTAGTCATCCCATTAGAAAAACCATCGATACGAAAGTAATCACCTAAATCAGCTGAACTCTTAAATGTAAGACCATTTGATGCATTCCAATTCAAAAGATAAGCACCCTGTATACCAAAATTAATATCAGAACCTTCAGCATCTAAATTTATATCTCCAGCACAATCTATTGTAAAGTCTCCACTTGATATATCTAATTCATCTTTTAAAAGAGATACGTGCCCTACTTTAAAACCTGTAGAACTTCCACTTGTATCTATTCGTGCTGGAGGATAATATATTTTATATGAACGTAAATCTCCAGAATCACCAACAGTTTGACTTGTTGAAACAGTTAATACGATTGCTGCAGGGCAAGCAGTTATAGTGCCAGCATCAGTACCATCATCAAAAATAAATCTTCCTCCAATCATGTCAGATGTAAAAGTAGTACCGCTCCCTACTATTGATGAAGTTGTTTGATATGCAGTTCCAGTACTATATTGCACATTAGTATTAAATACTTCAAAATTGTTTGTTGGTGCAACTACATTTCCAATACCTACAAGTCCAGCATCAGTAATACGAATACCTTCATTACCACCATCATTAGATAACCAATTATCTTGTAACTGTAAGTTTTTTAACAGCTTATGATTAGGTATAGAGCCTGGTGATATAAGTCTTGTCTTAGGCAAAGTAAGCTACATTCACATATTGATTAGAAGTTGAACCTATAATAAAAATACTTGCAAAACTTGAAATAGCAAGAACAAGAGTTTCTCCACCATTAAGTTTGATACCTGCACGACTACCAACGCTACCAGCTAAAGTAGTTCCTTGCGTGCTTCCTACCATAACAAATCCTGTATTAGCATCATCTGTTTGAATAAAAATCTCCTTTGCATTTGTTATAGTAGCATTACAATGGTTAGCATGAGTTAAAGCTTGTGAAGTGCCAGTCTCTGCAACAAAGTCAGGATAATTAACCCAAGAACTAAATGCATCATCTTGCTCTGTTTCTACAGCTAAACGACCATTTGTAACTGAAACAGCATCGCCATCAACATCTTGTATGATTCTTTTTATACCTAATCCTACATCAGCCATTTAATATATCAGATAATCCTGCTTTATCAATATTATCTACCTTGCTTTTAAGTTTTAACCTTGCCACTTCTTCTAATACTCCAATTTTCCAGACTTTAAATTGCTCTATTGCCTTTCTATTTCTCTCTAATTGTTTATCAGATTTAACTTTCTCTTTAGCAACTTTTTGTTCCCATTCAATATATTTATCTTCAGTATCGTTACAAAGATTTTTTAATGCTTGAAGTTCATCATTAGATTTTTTCTTTGTACTTTCTACTTTAGATTGTATGTCTCCAAGTTTCTTTTCTTCTATTAAAGCTTGATCTTTTGCATTTAACAGGCGTTGTTCAAATTTTGAAATCATCTCTTCATGCTTCTTAGCATCTTCTTCAAGCTCTTCATATCTCATTTTATATGCAGTAACCTTATTAGAATAACCATTAGAAAGAAGTTTTTCTTCGTACTTTAAATTATCTATACTTTTAAGTAATTTATCTTTATCTTCTTTAAGAGATTTAATTTCATCTTTAGATTCAGAACATTTAACTTTATAAAGTTCAAGACCTTTTATATCTTCTTTAAGTTTAGATTCTTTTTTCTCAACTTTAAGTAAAGTTTTCTCATTAGATTTAATTTCTTTTTCAGACTTAGAAATAGAATCAAGTTTTGTTTTTAAAAGTTTATCAGCAGAATACAATCCACCATTAATCTTTTGTAATCTCTCTTCTTTAAATTCTACTTCTTCCTGAAACTTTCTAAGTTTTTTTAATAAAGAATCTTGATCTTTATTTAAAGATTTTAACTCTTTCTCTTTATCCTTAATAGAAGATTCAATGGATTTGTTTTTAGCTTTTAATTTTTCATTAGCTTTAACAATAGCCTTATTATAGTCACTTTTCTTTAAAGATTGTTTTTTAGGCTGAAACATTTCTGCCATAATTACTCCTTAATGAAATGTTAATATATCTATGGTATCACCAGCAGTTGTATCATCATCATGCATTTTTATAACAACACTTGTCATTAAAATACCGCTAATTGTAAATGGTAAATTTCTACCACCATCTAAAGTTATAGCTTTATTTGATGCTGTTTCTCCATTTAGATATATTTCTATTTCATCATCATTATCTAATGTTCCATTAGTATCATATATAACTAATTTTTTTGCTGGAAGTGCAGTTGTAGCATATGTTAATGTAACTCCAGGATCATCTATTGCATTACCACTAACATCAAGTTGTTGATAGTTATAATCATTAAATGAATCCATATTTACAGATTCTTGTACTGTCCATGCATTTCTTCCTAACTTACTTTGTGCCATTTTATTTCTCCTTTACTCTAAGCCATGACTGGCGTGAATGAGTTATTTGTTTTCTTCTTCTTCTTCTGGATGCAATTGAAGTAATACTTCTAATGCTCCTTGAGCTTTAACAGCCATAGTTTTATGGTACTGTTCTTGTCTTAAATGTTCAGTAAGTTGAGCTCTTAATGTTGTTATTGCTTCTACAGCTTTATCAAGCTTCTCATCTACTGTTATTTCTTTTTCTACTATTGTGTTGGCACTATCTTTTTTGCTCATTTTATGAGACTCCTTTGTTTGTTATTTATTAACCATTGTTACTTCTTGACATTTCAAACCAACTACTTCCATCAAATATCAACGTAATTGTATCGTTATCAGTATCCATTGAAAAATCTCCAGATAATTGTAAATTTCCAGTAGCATCTTTACATACAACTGTTCGAGAGCTATCTTTTGCTCTTAATACCAATATTGCTCCTGCTGAACCACCATTTATAGTTACTAAATCATCAGAGCCTGCATCACTTTCTGTGTCAACTGTATGATAAGATTGAGTTATAGTAATAGCACCACTTGCTATTGTTAACTCTGTTCCATTTCCAATTGCTACTCTTCCAGCTACATCTAGCTCTACACCTGGGGAGGGTTCTCCAATTCCAACATTTCCATTTTTATCAATAATCATTCTTGTAGCTTGCGTTGCAGTACCATCTGATGTTTGAAACAACATCTCTGCACCAGTATAACTATCAGCAGCACCAGTTGCACCATCTTGCACTACCTTGATCCTAGCAGGATATGTCCATGTTGAATTATTTGAGCCACGCCATTGTATAGATCCTAATAAAGTATTATCTGCTGTTGCTGTAAATCCCACAGTATCTTGATTTGAACGACCAAACTGAAGTTGAAATTCATTTGAAGCATTATCAGAATACAAATTCATATCTAATTGAGAATCACCAGCGAGCTTATTTAAAGTTAAGATGTCTGCTGTAACACTAGCAGCACCCATAGATATTTTTCCATCGCTTTGAATGGACATACGTTCTGTACCAGTTCTTGTGCTAGTATTTGCTGCTGTATTAAAAGTTATTTCTGTTGCTGCGTTATAGGAAGAGTGTCCTCCACCTATATCAATTCTATTTGCTGAAGAACTAGCAAATGTCTCCATCATCATAAAACCTTCAGTTTCTGTTCCAGAGTCATATTGATGTGATAAGAAAATTGCTTGTTTATTGGTATCGTCAGTTTTATTATCAGCAGATATAAATTGACCTACAAGGTCAAGTTCTTGAAGTGGATCATCAGTTTTAATACCAACTTTTCCACCAGTTTTGATTCTTATAATTTCTGGTCTTGAACTGTCGTGCCCTCCATAAATAATAAGATCATTTGATAAAGCACTAATTAAAGGAGGAAGAGTTCCACTATTATTATCAGCAAGTTCAATTCCTCCATAAGCATCTGTTGATTCAAACCTTGCGACTTGATTCGCAGAACTTTTAACATGTAAAGGTGTGTCTGGATCATCTTCTCCAATACCAACATTTCCACCATCTTTAATCATCAGCACAGTTCCTTCAGCATCTACATCACTTGTAGTCCCTTGAACGACCCATAAGTCTCCAACATTGGTTGCAAAGCCTACTGTTTCACCACCACTTGCCTCTTCTAATAAAAATACTTCATTGTTAGAATTGGCTTTTACGTGCAATGGCATTTTTGGGTCATCTGATCCAATACCAACATTTCCTGCATCATCGATTCTCATTGCTTCTGTTGGAGGTTCAGCAGCAGTATTACGCTTAGTAAAAAATGCTAAGTCACTTTTGCCACCAGAACCTGTATCATAAGAAACTATTGCAGAACCACCATAAGTGTCATCACTTGTACTAAAAAGCATTGCAACAGTATCATTTGTACTCCCAGTTGGGGATCGAAGAACTAAATGATAATTATCCCAATCACCTAAGTCATCTGCTGCATTCAAATCTCTTTCAATGTGTAGTAAAGCACCTGGATTGCCAGTTCCAATACCAACATCTCCATCAGCTCTAATTGTTAAGTGTTGTGCTGATGTAGTTGTTCCAGCAAATAAATTAAAGACACCAGCATAAGTACTTAAGCCACCAACAATATTTCCATCTCTTTCCATTGTAAAATAAGAAGCAATACCATTATCAGTTGTAGATTTATTGCCCATTCTAATATTAGCAGCTACATCTAAAAATTCTGCTGGATCATCAGTTCCAATTCCAACTTTGCCATCAGAGCCTTTAACAAATAAAGCATTTGCTGCACCAACTGCTTCAACTCTAAAGTCCATATCATTGCCTTGTTCATTGAAAACTATTGTTCCATCACCAACAACTCCTTGTCCATATGAATTTATTTCAAACATATTTTTTGCAGTACCATCGTGCAATATTTCAATTGTAAGACCACCAGATTCATCTTCATTGGCAACGTGCTGACTATATCCAGCTATACTTGCATATGTGTTCATAACATTAGCAGAATCATCTCCTTTAAATCGTATTATTCCCAATAAATCATCATCAGCTTCTGAATTGTCTCCTGTATTTTTCATAAAGTCTAATGTTCCAGCATTTATATCTGCATGTGTATTTTCAATTAATAAAGTTGGCTTTGCTGATGTACTACTTTTTAAATGTAATAATTCAGTTGGAGCATCAGTTCCAATACCAACTTTACCTGTTGGTGTAATCATCATTTTGTTTCTTGTGTTTCCTTCATAAGCTGTAGCAAAGTACATTGAGGAAGCATCTGATGAATGGTTTGTAAATTGCATAACTATACCACCTGCAACCATAGAGTCATTTTCAAAGAAATAACCAGCATAATTATCATTTGTTGCATCAGAATTTTGAATACGTATACCTGGTATATTGCCTGGCCCACAATTTGTCCAAAGAGCTGTAGCTGTAGTATTTGAACCAGCAACATGAAGCTCTTGGTCTGGAGTTGTATCTCCAATACCAACATTTCCTCCCATAAATACACCAGGATAATTAGCATCAGCACTTGCAACTACACTATATACTCCATAATTAGTAGTAGAGCCACTTCCAACCCCAGTTACATCAACCTTCAAGCCAGTTAAAACAGTTGTACTTCCAGCGTGATTCACAGTAGAACTACCACCTCCATCTAATGGAGTATCATCTACATCTATAAGTATTCCATGTACAGTTGCTTGTGCACTATCTGCTGTTACACCAGTTTTATTTACGTCAACATCTATTGCATATGTATTGCCAGTAGTAATAGTTGGATTATGGTCTACAAAAATTCCAGTTCCATTCGCACTTGTTTCTTCAATTGCCAATCTTCCACCTGGGCTAGTAGCTCCAATACCAACTTTTCCACTATTATCAATAAGCATTCGTGAAGTTCCTGCTGTATAAAAATAGAGATTATCTGGGCCAGCGTGATCATATGTAATCCTACCAGCGTTAGCATCACCACTATCACCAAAATAAATATTTCCAGCACTACCAGTAGCCGAACCAATAGTTATGCCAGCATTTCCATTATTCTCAATAAAAAGGTCATCTGCTCCTGCTTCTGGAGTGACACTAGAATCTCCACTATAAATATGCAACTTACCTTCTGGGTTATTAGCTCCAATTCCAATATTACCATCAGACTTAAAGAATACTTTGCTTGAACCAGCTCTTTGAAAATCTAAATTCCCTGATGTTCCATCATTTATCATTTCCCAATAGCTCGATGGGCTTTGGAATTTTAATACTGCATTTGCTCCAGCAGCTACTGACTCTATTTCTACCTTAACGTTAGCCGAACTTTTATAAATATGTAAATTTTCTTGAGGACTTGCAGTGCCAATACCAACATTACCACCATCTTGTAATGTTAATATATCAGTCCATGCAGTACCACTTGTATAGTTTGAAAAATGTAAATCATCATCACTTGCATTTACCCACAGCCTCCACTTATCAGCATTATCGTCTCCTTGATCTGCAAATAAATCAATTATTGCATCTCCACCTTCTCCTCCTACTACTTTAAGTACAGAAACATCACTGCTATATACTTTTACTGATCCAGATTTTGTGTTACTTTCGGTTGTCCATGAAGTATTCGATGAGGACATTAATTACTCCTTATAAGTTTGGGACAGATAGTCCTCTAACACCAGATTTGCGAGACCTTTGCTTCATCATTTGGTTTTCATACATCTGTCTAAAATAATTTGCTTGCTCAAAATTTCCTTGATCTTCGTATAATCTTGCTTTTGCATAACATACTAATTGTGGATGAAGACTTGTATCAAGACCAATATCAGTATCTAAATTTTCAGTAACCGCTGTAACATCTTCATACTTTGATTTATATGTTATACGAAGACCATTATCAATAAATAAAGATGTAAATGTTCCAGTTTCATTTGTAGCTGAACTTGAAGATGATCTAGTCATTGTAAATGTATTTGCATCAGATACAGTTACACTTTGACTTGAAAGATTATCATCATTAAAATTTGTTGTACCGCTTATAGTTACTCTATCATTTGTAGCAAGACCATGTGATGCAGACGTAAAGGTGATAGTTGTACCACTACAATCTGCATCTGTTATAGTTCCACTTAAATTACCACTATCTTGAAATGTATCATATTTCTCTGTAGTACGTTCACCAGATGTAGTTGATGTTGTATCTAAACAAAGTATTGCTAATCTTTGATCATCATTAAACCATGCAAAATAATCATTTGGATATGTACGACTTGCCATAATTAGCTCCTATTTAAGTTCATCTTCAGATGCATCAGTATCAGCTCTAAGTAATTTATGTGGATCAGTTAATTTTGGAATCATGATATATCTATCATTAGTATCCAATATTTCCACCTTCTCAACACTTAAAACTGTAGCAGGGAGATCATACCAACGCTTCTTCTTTTCAAGATCAGTAGTTGCAGAAACAGTATATACTTGTTTCTTATTGGCTATATCCATTAAACCATCATTAAGAATTTGCAATAAATACTTTTCTGGCTGCCTACCAAAAAGTTTCTCTAGTTGACCTATAACTGTTTTAACTGTCATTATGCAACATCATCCAATATAGCACATATTGTGCATCTTACAGTGCCAGTTGATGTTGCAGCATGTATATCCGCAGCATCTAAACCATCTTTAAATTTTAAATTTATAGCTTCATTAGCACCTATCTCAACAACATCTCCTACTGATGCTGCATCTCCAGCATCTAAACAAATATAAACTTTAGCTGCCGTAGATGTTGATCCATCTGTTGTTCCACTATTTTTAATAAATAAAAATTTTACATGATCAGCATCCTGTGTTGTACCGCCTTCTGTGAATGCTGTTCCAGCTGCTATTAAATCAGCACTTGTGCCAGTAACATCTCTTGATGCACTATATACCCATTTATCATTAGCATCTGCTTTTTCATATTCTATAACACCACCTAATGTAGTCTTTATATCATGATGCATAGCATCTACTGCATCTGCGTCTGAGTCTGCTGCTATAGTAACTACTGGGGTCATGCTTACTGCACCCCTTGCTTTATCTGCCATTTTTTATCTCCCTTGTTGTTGTTGTTGTTGGGGTATTCCCCCACTTATTAATTGTTGTAATCCTTGCTGATAATCAGCCTTTAATTGTGAATATTGAGATTGTAACCATTGATAATCAGTTGTTTGTTTTTGCAACTTAGCTGAAAAATCACCAATCTCTGCTTGATATTTTTGTAAACTTGATGCATTAGATGCAGATACCTTCTGTACTTCAGATTGATACTTTTGAATACTTGTGTCAAATGATGCTCTATTTTTTGTAAGTTCTTGTGTAAATATTTGAACATTAACATTTAACTCTGAACCATAAGTTCCTACTTCTGCTTGATATTTTTGCAACTTACGAGTCTCATTTGTATCACTTAATTGTGCATCTTGAATATCTTTTTGCAATTTAGCTTGATACTCTATATTAGCATCATTAAATTCGTTCAATGAATTTTGCATGTTAGATTGATATTCTTGCAATAGACTAGAATAATCATTTTGATACTTTTGAAAGTTTTGATTCCACTCTTCATTTATCCATTCTTGTATCTTTGTATTAACCTCAGCTTGATAAGTTTGAACCTCTGCCTGATATTTTTGCAGTTTACGAGCTTCATTAGCATCAGATAATTGAGCTTCTGTAATCTTTTCTTGTATCGTAGCTTGATATATTACATTCTCTTTATTAAATTCATTTAATTCATTTTGCATATTAGAACCATAAATAGATATATTGTCAGATTCAGTTTTAGCCCATGCTTGATATGAAGTATTTAATTCTAATTGATATTGAGAAAGTTTTTGAGTATACTCTTGTATATCCGTATTTACATCTGATTGATATGCTGATATTTCAGATTGATACTTTTGAAGCTTTTGAGCATATTCTTGATTCTCTTTTTGAAGTAATAAACTTGCTTCTTGCTGTGCATCTGTTGCATCTAATTGTGCTTGTTGTTGTGCTTTTTGTGCATCTAATTGTGCTTGTTGAATAGCCTCTTGTAGTTTTACTTGATATACTGTATTAGACTCATTAAAATCATTTAAGTTATTTTGTATATCTGAATTATATTGTGAAATACTATCAGATTCTGCTTTAGCCCATGCTTGATAAACAGTATTTAATTCTGTAGTATATCTTGATAATTTTTGTTGATATTCTTGAGTTTGCTTATTAACATCAGTTTGATATGATGTTAATTCAGATTGATACTTTTGCAATTTCTTAGCTTCATTAGAATCAGATAGCTGAGCTTCTTGAATTTTCTCTTGTATTGTGGCTTGATAAATTGCATTTTCTTTATTAAATTCATTTACCTCATTTTGTATATCTGCTTGATAAATTGCAATATTGTTAGATTCTGTTTGAGCCCAAGCTTGTTGTTTAAGATTTAATTCTAATTGATATTGAGATAATTTTTGTTGATATTCTTGAACTTGCTTAGAGACTTCTGCTTGATATGAAGATAATTCATTTTGATATTTTTGTAACTTTTTAGCCTCATTAGCATCTGATAATTGTGCTTCTTGAATTTTTTCTTGAACAGTTGCCTGATAAATTACATTTTCTTTATTAAACTCATTTAATTCGTTTTGTATATCTGCTTGATAAATAGATATATTATCAGATTCAGTTTTAGCCCAAGATGTATAAGATGTGTTTAATTCTAATTGATATTGAGATAACTTTTGTCCATATTCCTGTACATCTTTATTTACATTTGCTTGATAAGCACTAAGCTCAGCTTGATATTTTTGAACTTTTCTTGCCTCTTCTTGATTATCAAATTGTGCATCTTGAATATCTTTTTGAAGCTTTGCTTGATATTCAATATTTTCTTCATTAAATTTAATTTGTTCATTTTGTATATTAGCTTGATATTCATTTAACTGCGCACTTATCTCTTGTAATTTCGCACTTGCAAGTTCAATATCTTCATTAGTATCTATATAAGTATTAACTTGTGTAAAATCTGGCGATACAACTGGTTGAGTAAACGTAGGGGCTGTGCCTGATATTGTTACAGATGTAGTAGATAAAGATGGAGGAACTGGTGCTACATGAGATGTTGAAAATACGTCAGGATCAGTTTCAGTTAATCCGCTTGTATAATTAGCAAATGAAGTTTGAACATTTCTTACAGGCTTAGTATATGTTGGAGCAGAACCAGAAAAATCAGCAACAGTTTGTGCTGATATAGAAGGTGCTACAGGCAATACTGCCGTAATACCTATATCAGTACCAGGGTCGGTTGCTGTCAATCCGCTTGTATAATCACTAAATGCTACCTGAGAATTTCTTACAGATTTAATATATGTTGGGGCAACTCCAGAAAAATCAGCTACAACTTGAGCCGATATTGATGGCGCAGTTGGAGGAACTACAGATATAGATAAAACTCCAGGATCACTATCGCCAAAATCTGTAAGAGTCCAATAATCATTAAATGCAACTCTACTTGTAAGTGATGGCTTTACATATATTGGGGCTGCTCCAGTATTTGTTAAAGTAGTAGAAGAAACTGTTATAGTTCCAATTGTAGGCGTAGAAAAGCTTGGTGTAGCTGGAGCTACTGGAATTGCACTTGTAATAGATAAAGCTCCAGGATCAGCCTCATCTAAGCCACTTGTATAAGAACTAAATGCAGTTTGCGACATTACAGGCTTCGTATATGTAGGTGCACTACTTGAAAAATCAGCTACAGTTTGTACTGATAAACTTGGAGCTACAGGAGCACTTGGTAATGATAAATCTCCTACACTTCCAAGAGTTGGAGCACTAAATACTGGTTTTACATATGTTGGAGCTGTACCTGTAATAGTTACTGATTGAGCAGATAAACTTGGTACTGAAGGCTTAACTGGTACTATAAAATCTGTTGGAGCTGACCAAGTTGGTAAAGACTCACTTATAGTCTCTATTACTGGAGCAACTATATCAGATGGCAAATCGCTTTGCTTTGAATTCATTTGTTGATGTAATGCTTTTGTAGCTGCATATAATACTACAAGATATTCAGCTTCATCTGGAAAATTAGCTATCGTAGATACTCCACTTGCATCTACTGTTGGATATGATATATGATGAACATATGCTACTTGAGTTGCTTCTGGATCAGGCTTAACAAATAATGTACCAGCATCAGAAGTATTACTTGCAACCCAAAAAACTGGATCGCTAGCTGTTCCATAATAATCTAATGAATCTTCATCTGTTGCAAGACCACCATATATAGCTGGTATTTCTCTACATGGAACTTGGAATCCACCACTATTTGCAGAAAGACGTGTAACATATAATATATCACCAACAGCATCTAAATCCATTGTAGTTGCTGAATTATTCAATAAACTAACAGTTGCACATTTAGCTTTTAATTTAGGAGGCATGACATTTATTATCTCCTTAGCCCCATCAGCCATCCATTGATCCATTGCAGTCTGATCCGTAAATCCAGTCCCAACTAAATCTTGTATTTGTGCATCATAGTTAGCCATTAATCATTCATCCTTTTAATAGATTCTTCTATTGTAGTTGTATTAAATTCTACTTTAGTTTGGCCAGACCAAGTATTCCTCATGTTCACATGGTTACGTGAATTGTCATGATCTTTTACATAATGACCACATTCACATTTCATATCCTGTTTTCTTTCAAATTCACCTTTTTCACCACATTTATGACAGTAAAATATTATCATTCTACTTACTACTCCTATTTCTAGCATCAGACATTGGTAAGTCTCCATGCTCGTTAATGTATTCTAATATATCTAGTGTACTTCTATTTACAGAATCTTTTCTAATTATAAATTCTCCACCCTCAGCTTCAATTGGAATACCACCTTCAGAATGTGGAGCACCATCTAATAATCCACCAAATGGATATTTCTTATAAATCATCTTAAACCACTCCCTCCACGTTTACGACCACGATGTTGTTTACCTCTTTTTCTTGCTTCAACCTTTTCTACAGGAGGTATTGCAACGATTGTTGGTTCGTTTAAAAATAATGTTGATAATATAATTGTTTTCATAATCATAATTTTTTATTTAGCTTGTTAGGGGCAAGCCCTTTATACGACCTGCCCCACAGTAAGCAATTCTGTTGACTTTTATTTATTCAAGTCTTATGAAGCAGCATCAGTATGGAACTTGGTATCAGAACCTAGAGCAGCAGCAATGCCTCTTACATACCAACGATTGCCATCGGTAAATATTTGTACATTGTCGCCAGGAGCAGCAGCAGCAGTAAAATTGATATAATCATCATTATTAACTGCGCTATCTCCAGCTGCATCTGCAACTGAAGCAATATGCCCTACTATATCTACACCTGAACCAAAATCAATATTAACAATTTGATTCATTGAGTCATCAGCACCATCTGTATCTTCAGTAACCCATACTTCACAATTCCAACCTGGAGGTAAATCTCCCACAGTTGGCAAATCTAACTCAGTTGTTGCAGTTGGATTTACTAAAAAGATAGTTCCACTATCTGCTTCTAACACTGTATAGTTCTCCGTAATCTTTTTAACTTTCTTTACGTAAGTACCAGTCAGTGAGCTATTTTCGTTTAGATAATCACTTCTCATTATATAACTCCTTAATTAAGGTCTGTGAATGAATATAAAGCATGAGTTTCAGGAATTGTTATTTCAAGTCCTGCTTCCGTTAGGATCATGTCTTTACGTAAATCTTCATCAGCCTGTTGTACATTAGTTATAATATGAGTATCACGATTCAATCCATTTCCAACAAGTGGACGATAAGCTAACTGTTTCATATCAGCAAGTAATAAGAAGCCAGCAGTCATACCACGAAATAAAGGTTCACGAACAATACTAAGATCGCCATGAACTGTATTAAGTTGCATGATTTTGTGTCCAAAAGAGCCATTACGATTTTCAGCACTCCAATTATATCTGTTTCCAGTATTACCAGAGTCTTGAGAAACGTCTACAAAGCTATTATTTCCTATCTTGTTGAAATAAGAGATCACAGGTAGACCAGCTAAAGCGAGTTTATTATTACTTCCACCCCTTGCAGGATCAAAGAATGTCTCGAAGTCAGATAGAAATACATCATAAGTGAATGCAGTTGAAGCAGCAGCTCCAAAATATGGACTTCCTGCGGTATATGAAAGTGACCCAGGAGTTCCAGCTTGAACTCTATTTATAATGTCTCCACATAGACCAGCAGAAGTTTGAACGCCATTTTGACGACCCTTCTGCCCAAAGAGCATTCCTCTCTCAATGTCTACTTTATGTTCTCTTAGTTTAAGATTCCAGATTCGTGACCATTCATTTGCATATCCACGATAGTTAGTAGCAATAGCTGTGTTTGTCATTTCAGCAGCTGTTTTGAAGATTTGAGTGTAACCAAAATCATCATCTAAAGACTTAGACCATACATCAGGAGACCCTGAACCTTCTTCAAAAGCAGTACCAATAACTTGACAAGCATCACCATCTGCGATTGCATTATAGCCAGTCTCACTTGAGTTACCAGTACTCAAACATGTCACTTGACAAGTTGAATATGATGATTCATGTGTAACTGAATCTATTCTTACAACCATATGTGATTTGCCATCAACAACATCAACCGCAACCATCATTCCTTTTATAAGAAAATCAACAGAAGCATCACTTCCATTTTCAAATAAAACTTGACCGCTTGTACCTGCTGTAGCAGTTAATGCAGATTGAGCATTAAATGATCTACTCGTCCAATCGATCTTAGAACGATTTTCTAAGAAACGAAATACAGGATCAGTTGTTGGTACTTTACTAACCTTATTTAAATATACAAAAAATGGAGACTCTTCTGGCGATAATTCAGCAACTCTATCACCCCAATCGTATAGTCTACGTTGGTCACCAGCTACACCATGTGCAGCAGCATGTGCATTAGCGATAGTGGTTGCAGCACCTGTACTGGATAATGATCCAGAACGGATTGTGTTTGCACTATTTGCCATGTTTTTTCTCCGTTTATCTCTCTATCAGCTACCTTTCGGTCTTCAAGGAGAGATGTTATTGTTTAAGGTAATTTATTTCCAAAACCCCCAGCGTTAATAACATCTTCATATAATTTTTCGTCAGCAGACTTCCTAGATGGTTGTTGTCCTTGAAGAACACCAGCCGATGTAGGATTAGCTTGATTCTGACGAACTTGATCTAAAGGATTGTTCGTAACAGCTTGTGGGTCTTGAGATACAGCACGCCACATTTTAAGTACATTGTCCAAACCATATTCAGATGGATGTTTATCAGCAAATTCAAAGAATGAATTTATCTCGTTATCATTTAGCCCTTTTGAAGCTAAATCAGCACGAAGACTTGTTCTTCCTTGTTGTGCTTTAAGTCCACCTACAGCTTGATCAACTGCACCATTAATAGTGTCCTGTAACTCTTGCATCCTAAATTTATAAGATGCTGATGCTGGGTCATTATAGGCTTCCCAAGGATCGAATTCATCAGGCTTCAAAGCAACACGTTCTTTTTGAGTATTTGGTTGACCACTTACTTCCGACATAAGGTTTTGAACCAAGTCTGGACGTGATTCCAAAAATTTCCCAATTTTTTCGTATTGTTGTAACTTCTGATTTTCAGCATGGAGTTTATCCTTTTCAGACTGGTGGTACTTAGCTTGAGCTTCCCAGTCTTGTGAAGAATTCTCCTGTTGTATTGTTCCTTCATCTTGCCCTACTTCTGCTTGTTCAACTTGACCACCATCGTGATTGTCGACAACAGAAGCGATAACGTCTTCATTTGACATTTCATTACTCCTTATTTAGGCGATTTCTCTTTACTTTGAGTTTGACTACGTTTCTTTTCTGCATCTGTCACCAAACGTAATTTCTCTGTTTCGAGTTTGACCGCATTAGATAATTTATCAATTGAAACTTTATTTTGAGTCTTAGAGTCATATTCTTGTTCTTTAAGTTTTCCTTTGAATTTCTCAACTTCAACTTTTTTACGTGATGAAACTGATTCACGATGAGCTGTTTGTAAATCTCCACTAAGCTTTTTAATTTGCTCTTGTGCAGATTCTAGCTGTTGCTGTAGTTGTTGTACAAGGTCAGTTCGTTGCAATACGCCCTCTTTATCAAAAATTTCTGTTTTCTTTAAGGCTTCTACTCTATCAATAAGCCCTGCTTGGTATGCTTCCATGTAAACATTCCATTCACCCCATTTATTAGATGGCATGGTGGAATTGCCAATTATCCTAACATCAAAGCTCCCAACACTTAAATTGTTTTCAATGGTCTGAAGTTCCTTCGTCTTATCATCATATAATCTTTTATTAACTGTATATTCGGTAAGATCATTATTAGGTTGAACTATTCTAAATGTTTTTTGAAAAGTATAATGTGATTTGGCAAGATGATACATTAACTTACCAAGTCTTTTTAAACTTGCCTCAACATCTCTTAATTTAGATTTAGAACGTCTTTGACCGAAATCTTCCATCATCATAGTTCCAGATGATGTTCTTGGAGCTGCACTTGTATCTCCTTGTTGCATCTCAAATATTCCAATGTTTAAATCTATGTAATGTTCTACCATTTGAGGTAATTGTAAAATTGAACCAGCAAGTGGCTGTGGAGAGGGAAAGTGAGGTTCACCAAATGAAGCGTCATATTCTATCGTTGCATTGGGATTCGCCCAATCACGTTCAAGTTCTTCAACATCTTGTACAGAACCTTGAGGTATTAGCAATTTCAATCCAGACGATGCCTGCGCATGCGAGGTGATCAAAGACATTACTTTATTCAAGAACCTCTGAAATCCCTTGTTCTTACGAACATCACTCATAGGGTAAGGTGTATTTGTCCAAATATTTGGCACAGGTACTAGAGGGAATATATTTGTATCTAATACGTTTTCGTATAAAACAACTTGACCCACAACACATGTTACCTTAATACGTGTTTGTTGTACTTGTACAATATCAAAAAGACCCCTATCAAATGCTTCAGCAGTTCTTTCATCTGCTAAAAGCTTTTCAAGTCCATCATTATCTAAAACTTTTTCTTGCCCAGACTGAAGATCAACTACTCTAAAGAATGGCATTTTAACTTTTCTAAAATCTTCTATTAATCTATATTTTTCAGCTTGATTTCCCCAATCATAATCTTTAGTTCTATCTGGTGTAAATGAGCCCCCTTCTTGTCTATTTTGAGATACAGGATAATCATCATCAGTAACAGCTACACTTTCAATATTATCAATTAAAACATCACCATTTTCATCTGGAGTATTTAGCATTGGATAATTATCTAATAATTGCTCTCTTGTTAAGACTGTAGATAATTGCATTCCTGATGCATCATCAAACCATTTATTCCTACTATTAGGATCAACCACTACACGAAATGGATCAACATATGTAAATTTAACTTCACCTCTACCATAATCAGCTTCTTGATCAATATAACCATAAAAATAACCAAGACCAGCAACGGAGAAATCATGTATTACTTGTTTGAATACTTCGTCTCCATCAGAATTATCCCAAATATATTCTAATATGGTTTTCCATACATTCCCAAGTTTTGTGTCCGAATCCTCTCTGCCAACGGCAGAAAATTTTGGTGGCTTTGAGGTGATGATTGCTTTGAACTGTTCAATAGCAGCATAGAGACGATCAATGGGTAACCCCATTTGATTTCTCTCTGCTAAATCATTTGCTTCCTGATCAGTGAAATGGTTGCCTAGATAGAAATCTATATCCTCTCTAGCCTGCACATCCCAATCAGCACGTGCATCAAACCATCTCCTCCAGCGTTCTTTTATTTCTTCTGCTCTTTTATCTTGCTCAATCATAGATTATAATTTACTGAATTATTAATTAATTTCCAAATTAAGTACGTTTACCTGTTATCCAATTATAAGCCTTACGTGCCTTCATGTAAGTGCCATCATTCTGTTTCTCTTTTTTCTTTCTACCTGCTTTAGGATTACCTCTTGCAAACTGAGTAGCAAGCCAGAAGGCATCAATCGTATCATCATGTGATCCTTTTGGAAAATCTAATAATTCGCCAATAAGCTCATGATGTTGTTTTTTAAGGTGAACAGCCCCAGCCTTGAACATGGGTTGCAATCCTTCAAACAATCTGTCTTTTTTCTTCTGAGTATAACCTTTTATACCTTGTTCGATACCTGGAACAAAGAGACCTTCCTTTTTACTACGTTTTTGTACATAATCTCTTAACATTTCCTGATATGCAATTGTTTCAATATTCACCCTCCTTACTGGCGAATACCTTTTAACCATCTCAAAAATCTTGTCAGCACATTCCATTGGGAGGACTCTTTCACGCCAATACTCAATAACATAGTAATCATACTCCGCAGTGACACCAATAACCATAATAACGCTGTAATCGTTGTAACTAGCAACAGTTGAAGCGGGATCAACGCCCACATAAATATTGACATATTCTGTATGCCCATCGTCAAACTTGATATACCAACTGTCTGATGCTTCTTCAAATCTAATATTCCCCCTATAAAGTGATTCATTAATATCTTCCTCAGCAAAAATCTGATCTTCAGGTGATTTTGCTTGATTCATATACTCCTGATAGAACTTTGCAGGAGTTCCACTATCAATATAAA